TATATTTTTCAACCATCTTTTAATCTTCCAACCTGTTATCCACATACAATTCCATATTCTTACTTTAATAATCCATAGCTTCATAGTAAATCCTCCGTCCATACTTTTCCATAGAGATGGATACGATCTGTACTGCCATTGTTTTCCACACTATGTGGAAGAGTTGTATTAACAAGATATGCCCAACCAGGTTCCATATGAACTTCTTCTCCATCTATAATCCAATTACTATTAGGATTTGTATAGATAGGTATATGAACTCTAACTTTATCTGGGCTGTCTTGGTGTGTAATTAATTTAGTGCCTGGCTTATGTATTGTTACTAACCACTTCTTACTACGTAAATGTAAATTTTCAACAAGCTCTAATCCGTAACCTGTAAAACATTTACGAGGATTAAGTTCGTCATTATCATTATCTTTGTATTCGTCTTTTGCCATACCTTGTTCAAAAGGTTTAGGACCTTCGCTATCATCATTCCAACAAAGTGTATAGTAAGCATTATCTTCTGGCAAGTAATGTCCTGTCTTTGCTTCAGGATCACTTATAGGTTCTTTCCATACGTGATGATTTTCTCCTATAACAAACTTCCAGTCAGAGTAGTTTTGTTCAAGGTCTTCAAACCATTCCTGTATTTTTCCTGGATCTACTCTCCACAGCTTTTGAACTTTAAACCCTAAATCAACGGGTTCATGTTTTTCAATATACCGTTTGAAAGGTTGGGTGTTTTGTTCCATTTGTGTTCCTTATACTTTCTCTTAAATCTATTGCAACGTAATCGTGTCCGTACAATATTAAATCATCTGGCACTAGTGACCTAAATTTTTTAAATTTATTTTCTAATACTTCTGGTTCTAAATTCCAATGTAACATTTCGCTTGACCAAATGTTAGTAGTCCATAATACTTTGTTGCCTTGGTGTGCATTTATTATATGAAATAAGTTTTCAGGTTCATTAACAATATCTATTTTATAATAAGAATGATCTAGCTGTACATACCTATCCCATAGCTGTTTAAATGCTTCTCTACCGCCGTGTTCTTCAACTTCTTGTAGCCAAAATGACTCGTAATTGCCTCTATACGTTGAGCTGAAGTTATACTTTAGGTCGTGTTCCAGGAGCCAATGGTGTAAATCGTAACCATCCCACGTCTCTATTAAGTCTCTTTTGTATAATAAACTAGCATCACACCAATCAAAGTAGTGTACATGAGTGCCTGGGTGCTCCATTGTACGGTCATGAAACCTATTTGCATTTAAAATAGCAAGTGGTTTAAATCCTGCGGCCGCACTAAACAAATGTTCAATAGGTTGTGTAGTACGTATGCCTTCTCCTGAAAGTGTTTCTGTATTAAACGCATAAACACGATTCTTTTCAATCTTTTCTTGGTAATCTAGTTTGCGTAACCAAGCCTTTTGACTTTGATTTAATTCATCTACTTGCCAATAATCTTTTTGTACCCAACTCTTTGATAGTACATCTGTTTTATTATAAGGATATAAAAATATTTTACAAGCTCTCATATCACTTGTAAGGTTATCTATAGTAATATTATTTTTACAAGCCAAATCAATCCAATTAGACCCATCTGAAGTTACCTCCCATTCCTGTTCGCCTTTTTCTATATCTGCTCTAACCCACGCAGGAGTATAATCTGCGTGAACTGTTTCTTTGCTGAATACAAAATTACTTAATACAGGCTTTCTATCTTTATAAACACCTAGTTCATCAAACTCTGGACTACCTAGTTCTTGCCATTTCTTTAAATTTACAAATAGATATTGTCTATGTAACCCTGGATATGAACCTTCTGTTAAATAATGCTGTTTCTTTTTATCCATGATATGCCCTATAACAAAGAAGTTAGGATTTCCTTCTGCATATTTTAAACTTTGATCTAAAAGACTTGGTCCTCTAGTAAGTAATAAGCCTTGTGCGGCAATCATACAGTATTCTTTATTTTCTTTTATAGCATTTTCTAAAATAGTCTTTACACTATTACTAAAACCAACGTACTTACAATAGCCCATCTTAATCATACGATTAATATAAAAGTATGTCATATCAAAGCAACGTTTTTGTACAAATTTATTTGGGATATCTCTTGAAATGTCTAGTATACCGATAGCAACTTTGTTACCTACATTAAGAGTATCATAGTATCTATCTACAGTAACACTATTCCAGTCTTTTAGGATAGACATATTGTCCGCTACAATACCTCCTCTTGGGTATCTCTCGTCTGCTGTTGGAAATCTTTCCATACTATCCTCTATTCGTATAGTAACTTTGTCTTAATACATAAAAGAAATCTCTAATTCTTCTTCCTAATTCGTAATGTATAATCATATGTATACGAGGTTTATCACTTCTATTCCATACACTATGAACGTTACTAATATCCATTAAGAAAGCACTACCTTCATCTTCAAAAGGAACTTTGCCTCCGTCTTTAAAAACAAAATCACAACCTTCTGGATTGTTTAAACTAATATTGCAAACACTTAAACGTTTTTCTGTATCGGCTCTGTCTTGATGTGGTAAAATATAACCACCTGGTTCAAGTAACATAAAACGTACACGATTTAAATACTCTGCTGGCCATACATCTGTTAAAAACTTTTTAGTTTCAGGACATTTATCTGCTACCCAAGTCCAATCTAATTCTTTAATAGAGTCTTTTCTATCTCCATAGCTATCAAGACTTTGTGTATCTTCATTTAATCCGTGTAGTGTTAAACTTTTCCACCCTTTACCATATTCTTCTCTATGTTCATGAAATGAATCAAGTAAATTTTCAGCTTCAATATACATACCTTTCCAAGGTTGGTTATCTAAAGCACTTAAACGGAAATAAGGCCACTCACTTTCCATAACAATCCATTTAGGATCAAACTGTTCTGGATACTTTTGAGCTTTTATTTCACCGTTTGTATCATGAAATTGGTGTAGTTCTTGCATACGTATATTTACCGAGCCAGGGTAGTTAAATACTCGGTTAATGGGCGGTAAATACAGTATGCCATTCTTACGAGTAAAGGACATAGATACTGTAACAGTAGATTTCACTAGCCATTGTAATGCTATGTGTGGTAATTGTAGCAGAAACATAGGAGGAACTGAAGTAAACCCTAGAATGCCTCTTGAACATATGAGACCCAATACGTGGAAACACTTATTCACAGAAGAAGTATGCGAGAATATAAACAAGATTGTTTTAAATGGAGCATACGGAGATCCGTTGCGTAATCCTTATATCTTTGAATGTATTAATTATTTAAAAAATTATAAAATGCCAGAAATTAATATACATACAAACGGGGGCATGAATGGCCCTAAATTTTTTGCGGAACTGGCAGAGTGTTTAAAACCTTTTCCTTTTCCAACTCATGTAGTGTTTAGTATTGATGGGTTAGAAGATACTAATCACTTATATAGAAGAAATGTGTTATGGCATAAAGTTATGGAAAACGCACAGGCATTTATAGACGCAGGTGGATTAGCACGTTGGCGTATGTTAGTATTCAAACATAATGCACACCAATTAGAAGAGTGCGAAGCATTAAGTAAAAAGATGGGCTTTGGAAAGTTTGATATTAATGGCGGTTATAGTTTTAGTGCATTAGATAGTGTAGTTAGTGAAGCAGTAGAAAAGTTTAAAGCAAGTAAAAAAGATCAAGCACGTACTATTACATACGACGATAAACATTTAGATAATGTAGAACGTATGAAAGGGTTAGTTGAAAAAGGATTTGAGAATAGCACTATTAAATGTCAGTGGCAAATAAAGAATAAGGTACAAGTTAGTCATATGGGAGAAGTATTTCCTTGCTGTCATACACTAGCTGATAGGTATCCTAAAGATGTTGATAGTATATATGGAAAAGAAGTAAACACTATTAGTTGGTTAAACGTAAACGATATGCCATTAGTTGATATATTAGAAAGTAATACATTAACAGATCCAGCTGATAAAAGATTTAAACTATGTGAGGTAACTTGCGGTGAAGTGTAAGTATTTAGAACATCAAATTTGTACAAGATCAGACGGTCAATATCGTTTGTGTTGTACTTCCTTTGAACCTGATAACAAAGAAACCATATACACTCATACACCACAACAATGGCACGATAGTGATTTCCATAGAGGTGTGCGTGAACAATTAGATCGTGATGAATGGCCTGAGGCTTGTATTAAATGTCAAGAAGCAGAAGAAAAAGGTTTAGAGAGTATGCGTACTAAAGTTAAAGAAGATGGTACTAGATACGTTAGAAATCACTTTGGTCCAGGACTTTCGCATTGGGATCTTCGCTTTGGTAATAGTTGTAACTTAAGATGTATTAGTTGTTTCCATTTATCTAGTAGTAGTTTAGCCGAAGAGGCTATTGCTATGCAGAAAGCAGGAGTGCAACCACTTCATATGCCTTTATTAGATGAGCCTAACTTTAATTGGGTTACTGAAGAAACATTAAAACACTTTGAAAACTTGCCTGATATGAAAGAAGTTTACTTAACAGGTGGCGAACCTATGATGGTTAAACACTTACCTGGCTTTTTAGATAGACTAGATCCTACTGTATGTGTAAGATTTAATACTAATGGAACATTATGGAACCCCAAAGTATCAAAGATATTAAAAAAGTTCCGTACAGTAATTATGAGTATGAGTATTGATGCAGTAGATCATAAAATAGATTATATTAGACACGGAAGTGATTGGGATATTATATCAGAAAATACACAAAGGTATGCAGAGTTTTGTACTGTAGATGTTACTCCAACCACTAGTGTATTAAATGCAATATATGATGACGAAATAAGAGAGTATTGTGCAAAGAATCGTTTTAAAATTTATGATAACTTACTAATAACTCCTTATTGGTTACACGTAAGAAATGCACCTGACGAATTAAAGAAACGTTTTACAGGAAACATAGCCAAGTGGGCTGACGTTGATGCTGACCCTGAATGGCAAGATAAGTTTAGAGAATATATAACAAAATTAGATAACTGGAGAGGTATGCATATTAAAGATTACCTACCAGAGGTAGCAAAGGCTTATGGACTTAATTAAAAAGAATATAGAAAAGAAACGTGAAGTTTATAAACTTGAAGATAGATATCGTAAAGTTTGGTATGATATTGATTTAGATAGATTAGAAGAACACGTTACTATATTAAATGAAGTTATTCCTGGTTATGTTTTAGACTATGGTAAAACTGAAAACAGTATGTACATAGACTATCACATTGTTCCTGGTACACCTGCCAATGAGTTTGCACATACTCCGCAGTTCATTAAAAGGATACACGACTTTTGTGTAGAAACATTAGATCAAACAATGCCTTATGCACACTACGATTGGGTGTTAAGTAATATTATGATAGATGGCGAGAATACATACTTTGTTGATTGGGATAACATAGGAATTTATTCGCCAGAAGAAATTAAAACAAAGTTAGAAGCAGATTTAAAATCAGCTTTTGGAGGAGCATATGACCCCACAAGCATTTAGCTATCCAATAGTAGCAAACAATGGAATGATTTATATTCCGCCATTTGGCTTAACAGAGTCTATTGACTATATGTTAAAGTTTAATCCTAAAGACGAAACGTTTACAAGAATTAAGTTAGACGTTAGCGATTGTACAGAAAAATGGATATGGGGAACTGCTTGGAGAAACAAAATTATTGTACTACCTTACAACGAAGATAATATTCTTATTATAGATACAGACGATGATAGTGTAGAGTATAGTGAAGTAGAAAAAGGAAAAGGAAAATATATACAAGGTCACATACACGGAGATAATTTATTTGCTTTACCTTATGGTGAACACGAACCATATGACTACGTATTAAATTTAGCTTTACCTTATATGTATCCAGACCAAGAAAAATTAAAGTTACCTACTAACGATTGTAAGAAGTGGCATACTACACAAATAATAGATGGAATTATATATGGGTTACCTAGAGGTGAAAGTTTAGATAATAGCTTTAATTATAGAATAGAATTTGATTGTAGTAATGAAGAATATGAATTAACAGATATGCTACCTGAATGGGAAGACTATGAACACGATGGCTTTAATAATAAAAAGTATACTACAATGGCTAAGGTTGGCAATAGATTATATGCTCCGCCTTATAGTGAAAACCCTAACTTTGACGTATTAACTAAATTTGTTGATGGCAAATGGATTACTGAACGTACAGGTATTAAAGGAACAAGCAGAACATACTTTGCTCATAGTGTTGCAAGTAATGGTAAAATATTTTGCCCTCCAGCAGGACACGAAGAAACGTGGAGTGAAATGTTAGTTATAGACCCTTCAGCAGATAACGGTCATGATACATATTGGCACACAATTAATTTAGGTATAGGAAAAGAAAGTAAAAAATTCTTTGCAGGTGTTGAAAACAGTAAAGGATATCTTTACTTTATGCCAAGAGGTGGTTGCGTATGCGAACCTGAAAGTACTTGGAAAAGTCAAGGTGACTTAACAGAAATACTTAAACTAGATATTAGAACAGAAGAGTTTACTACAATAGATGTAAGCAAATTATTTAAAGATGATACAAGTATTGAAAAATATAATAAGTGCGTAATTTTAGATGACGTAATATATGCTTTCCCTTACGGACAATCTGAAGACTTTCATAAACTTTTAATATTTGATACTCTTACGGAGAAAGCAAGGACAGTGGATTTAAGAGATGTATAAAGCATTTGAAGATCATTATAGAGAACTAGACATTAAGCATTTGTTATTAGCAGAGCATGATGGTGAGTTAATATCTCCACCCTTTGCAACTGAACTTTGTAAAGATTATAGTAAGGTGGCGGTTTTTGGGAATTCTGTTTCCTATATAGATTTAGATTTACCTCCTGTTACAAGTAAAATTAATGCTACTGCAAGAGTTAATGGTAGCACTTGGTTAATTCCATATGGCTATTGGGACGAGTTTAGAACAGTAGTAGAGTTAAAAGGTACTACACCTATATACCATACACTAGACAAAGGTGGTATGGGACAATTTTATGGTTGTGCTTCTAACGGAACTACTGCTTGTAGTTTTCCTTTAGGAACTTCTAATACATCTTTTTTACTATACATTGATGAAAAAGGATTGCATACACAAGACTTTGATGCTGAAATGAGAAAGAGTCATATGGGTACTGCATACTGTAATGGAAGATATTGGAGTATGCCTAGAGGTGACTTTAGAAACTATAATGTATTAGTAAGTTATGACGGCAAAGATATAGTAAAGTATCCTATACCTGTTGACCATACTTTAAGTAGAAAGTTTACAGATTTAATTCCAGTAGGAGATACGTTATACAGTTTGCCTTATGGTGAAACAGCAGGACTTACTCAAGTTGTAGAATTTAATACAGAATACAATAGTGTATCTACACACGAACTAAACGTTCCAGACTTTGCTAAAAAATATAATGCTCAAGTTTTAGTTGACGAAACTATTATTGGTGTACCATATGGTGACGGAGATGACTTTGAAAGTAAGTACGGTGTTGTATTTGATACAGTAACAAAACAAAGTAGACCTTTTGATATTGAAATAGGCTACGGTGGCAAGTATAGATTTAAATGCGGTATTGCATATAAAGGCAGAGCAATATTTTTGCCTAGTGGAACTCCTGGCTTACCTATTATAAGTGTAGCAACAGATGGTACGTTTCATGCAACAAAAACGGACAACTCAAAGTTGTTTGGAAGACCTATTATATATAAAGAAAAACTTTATACCTTGGTTTTCAACACAATTGATAACAGCCATTCTTTGGTTGAAATAGACGAATGGTTAAGGGTAAATGAGGTTACCAAAATATGAAATGTTTAGCCCCATGGCACAGCATTTTGGTACGTTTTAATGGTGATATTGTACCAGACGGAGTGTACAAAAATCGCTATGGTAACGTGCTTAAATCGTCTTTAAATGACGTCTTAGACAGCTTTACAGCGTCATACACTAAAGATTCTTTGCGTATGGGTCAACTACCACCCGAGTGCGAACAATGTGCTTTAAAAGAAGGTTCTGTAGGTCATAGTAGACGTTTATTCTTCCGTGATATACTTAATCCAATGGTTGAAAATTTGGATTATGACTACTCAAAAAACTTCACAGATATAATGTTTTTGGAGTTTAATATGAGTAATATTTGTAACTTAAAATGCCGTATGTGTAATGGTATAAGTTCAAGTGCTTGGGTTAAAGAAGAAAAGAAATTGGCATCAATATCAGCTGATTATCAACGTCCTGTAGAACATCCTGAGTTTGGTTATACAAATAAAAGTGAAGAAATTGTTGCTAGACTTTTTGAAGATCCAACACCATTTAAGAACTTACGTTACCTAAGTATTAAAGGTGGCGAACCTTATATGGAACCTGCTAATAAAATTATACTTAAGAAATTTATTGATTTAGGTATTGCTAAAAACGTTACTATCGATTGGACTACTAATGGAACTATGGTAGATGAAGAAGTTGCCGACTTGGCAAAACAATACGGTCATACTAAATGGACAGTAAGTTTAGAAGGTACTGACGGACTTTATGAATACATTAGAGGCGGTAAGAACTTTAGCTTTGAACAACTTAATACCAACTTACAACAATATGACTTTGATAGAATAATAATTGCTGTAACTGTAATGACATACAATATTGCACACTTACACGAAATACAAAAATGGTTTGATAAAAATAAAAAGAGTAACTGGTCAATTTACTTTAACAATGTAGTGGCTACTCCGGCTTACTTAAATCCAAGAGTTTTACCTAATGATATTTTACAAGATATCAATCCTAAATTAAAAAATATAAATTATACAAATAACGGAAGTAACTTATTAGATACTTTTGTAAATTATACAAAAGATTTAGATAAAATTAGAAACGACAATGTATTAGATCATTGTCCTGAGCTTACTAGGCTTTTTGTATAGGATCCATACACACGTAATGAATGTTTATGTGTTGTGGTTGATCTATTAACCACTTAACATATTTTCCAGCTTCTAATAAACTAATTTTATTTTTGCCGTCTTCACGTGCTTGTTGACTTTGACTGTTTAGTTGACCAAATGCTATGTTAGTAACTCTTATATCACTATTACCCCAACAAGAGTCTTGACTCATCTTTTTACTCATGCCGTCTAGCATTAATTTGTTTTCTTTATAATTTTTAGGACTATATCCGCCTTCCCAATAAACACTTGTACTACTAATGTTTATAATATGTCCTTTTTCAAACTGATTATAAACTGCTTCTAGTATTTTATACTGTTGTCCATCAGGTCCATAAAGACTGTTTACAAATACATCATAATCTTTTGCATAGTTGGCGACTTTTTGTGCATCGTTCATATCCCAACCGTTATGACGTCCTATAAACTCTACCATATTACGATTGTAGGCTTCCCATATACCTTTGCATAATCCTTCATAATTAGGATTACCTGTAATTAAAATTTTCATGAAAAGTCCATTCTCCAAGGTAACATTGTATAACCCATTGGTGATAAAACGTATGTTTCAGTACAGTAAAGTATCACTAATGCAAATATACTTTTAGCCCACCAAGGCCATTTTTTTACTCTGCTTAATAGTGGTCCTAATATCCATTCTAGTAATCTACTATATGCTGACCAAAAACGATCACTAATACTATAAGGAGGAGTTTTTAATATTATAAGACCAAATGCTATCCACCATACCCAAGTTGGGTGTTCTTCACTTACTCCATATCCAAACATAAAAGGCAACACTAATGCTGTTAGATATAATCCTATATATTTTCTTAAATGCTTAACCATAATATTTGTCGTTTCCTTTGTGCCAACCTATATCTTGTATTGCGTCTGGCTGTGAACACTTTGGACATACCCACCATTCCTCTATGTTGTCATTGGTATTTAACTCTTGTGCTACTCCTCGCCAACCACAATGGCCGCATAACCAATTCCATATTTGATTCATGCCTTCTGCTAATGCTACGTTGTCGTCCATTCCTCTTGTTCCTTCCTTATGTAGATGTCGCTTAAACAACTACAAATTTCTTTGCCACAAGTTATAGGTTCTGTTGGTAACTTGTATCTTTCTAAATTTCCTAAAGGTCCACCAAACTGGCAATCTGCTCGATACATATTTCCCCACATATCTATATTAACACCATCTAAGCCAGCCCAACATTTCCAACCTCTAAACTTATTTTTTTCATCTAAGATTAATTGATTAGCATCAACTTCTTGATTCTCTTTAAACCAATCACTAAATTGTATTTCCATTGAACCTCTGTGTAAGTCTTTATCGTTAATCTTTCTAGTAAAAGGCCAATTTTTTATTAAGTCTTTTTGCTTTGGTGTATATGCAACTACTTCGTTTGTAATGTTATCGCTATACGTTTTATCAACAATTACTTTAGGCCATATTGTACAATTACTTGTATTACTAAAGATTTTTTCTGATACTGCAAATGCTTCATCAAAATCATCTGGTAGTAACATCATATTAATTATTGTTGTAATTTTAGATTCGTTTATTACTTCTATAAAATGATCTGGGTCTGCGTATGCTTTATGATAACTTAACATCATAGCATCTGTAAAAGGAGCAATACGTTTAAAGTACTCTGCACTTTGACTGCCGTTAGATACAAATGTAAATTTGTGTCCTTGCTCTTTAACACACTCAGCCATGTCTATAAAATGTTTCCAGTATGTAGGTTCTCCGCCACTAATTCTAAAGCAAATAGTTTTATCTTTTTGTTTAAAGTTTTGTATAAATCGTTCTACTGTTGACCACAAAGGTTGTCCTGTACTTCCGTTATGTAATATGTCTGGACAATATTCACAACGATAGTTACACTTATTAGAAAGTGTCCAACTGACTAGAAACCAGTCTTTTTTTGTAGGATCTTTGTAGCCTAACCTCATTCGCTCATACTATGTTTAATGATCAAATCGTGTGTGCGTTCATTTAATTTTACAGTTAATATTAATGCGTGTAAATCATTTGAAAAGCTAAACACACTATGATCAAGTTGAAAGTTAATAAAATATAAAAAGCCTGGGTCAGGATAGAAAGGTTTTCCATCTAACATATGAACAAAGTTCTCTGGCTTACAACTTCCAAACACACATAGTAATCTAAAGTATTCCGGGTCAGGACCTGGGAAGTCTCTGTGTGGTGGAAAGAATCCACCTTGATCTACTCTTAATAAATGTACTCTACCTATATCAGGTGCAAATACATCTACAAGTTTTGCTAGATCTGGAATTTCTTTATACACTTCTGTTGGAGTAGTAAAGTTTTCTTCCTTCATCTCAACGTCATGGTAACGTTGCATATAGCCGAAGCTGTTTAAGTGATAGTTGTCCATTACATCGCCTGAATGACTAGTAATAGGTAATCCCCATCTGTTGTTTACTGTATCCTTCTTTACGTTGTAAGGACACCAGTTGTCTGCGAACTTGTCTTTTAGTTGACGTTCGACAAGGTATGGATCTATCTTTAATTTAAGTTTTACTGTATCACCTAAATTAGTAAGACTGTTCCATAACATAGCTCTATTCATGTCCATTTATAAATTCTCCTAATTCTTTAAAAGTTTTGGTGTAATCTAACCCTCTAGTTTTATCGGTTACGGCCAAATACTCACGCAAAGCAGGTAGCTTATGACTCCAATCTTCTTGCATCATGTATTTAATCAGCCCTAACCATCTATCTCTGCCATATGGATTGTTACAAAACTCAAAATTAAACTTTTGTCTATCCACAAATGTTGTTATCTTATCTTTAACCCACAATTTTGCAGGTTCTGGTAACACTCTTACATTTAAGTAAGATGGCAAGTAAACTAAATGTGTTCCTATTATACCACCGCCGAACATTGATGGATTAATTTTACTAAATCCTTGATCCATTTTCCATTCAGCTAGTTCATCGATATAACCTGCGTTTAGTAATTGTACTGCACAGGCAATATTAATAACTGTATTATCCTTTGTATTCTCGTCTAGTCTTTTTAAATTCTTTGTTATAGTTTCCCACTTACTAGGATAACGAATATAGTCATTACGTTCACCAATAGCATCTATACTAAAGTTAAAACGTACTTCTTTAAAATGTCTCCATAAGTCAAACAACTTATCTGGTAGTTCTACTCCATTTGAGTTGTATCTTAAATTACAATCTTTTGCATATCCTTCTTCAACCATAAACTCTAATATTTTATAATGCTCTGGTATTAGTAATGGCTCGCCACCTGCAAAATATAATTCTTGTATATTAAATGCTTGGTGTTTCATAGAATCTATAAACGATCCTTTTTTGTACCAAGTATAATCATATTGATCGTCCCAACCTTGGTCAGCAATTAAGTCTTTATTTTTATACTGCGGAGTTTGTATTTTCCATTCTTTAATCCAACTTGAACTATCGTGTGGGCTACACATTATACATTTAAGTTGACATAAGTTACCTAAACGTAAATCAAAGTAAGGAATGTCTACAGGTAAACTACCATCGTCTTTTGTACTAGCAATAAGTTTATCAAAGTCTACACGTTCTTGCCATTCTCTTGTTTCCCATTTACGTTTACTCATCATACCTTTTGCTTCTTCATTAAAACATTTTACGCAACTAGCAGGTATTTCGTTATTAAGCATTTGAAGTCTAGTTCTTCTCATATGTTCGCTGTTCCATACTTCTTCTATTGTATGGTCACGTAGGTTCATAGCAATACCGTCTTTCTTAACAAGTCCTGCTGTTTTTACATCTGATAAATCATCTAGTATACCTGCACCACTGGCATTGGCAGTACAACAAACTCTAACATCTCCGTTAGGTCGTGTTGCTAAATGTAACCAGGGTAATGGGCAAAATGTTTTATTCATTTTATTTGTTTACCTACAAGCTCTCCTAACTTTTTATAATCAAGCATTTTTCCTGTAAGTTTATACTCTTTCATATTTTCATAATTAATTGCTTCTAACGTAATACAGTCTCCTGTAATTTGTGCAAGTACACCTACGGCACTATGACAGTTACCATCTAATACTTTCATTACAGTGAGTTCTGCCATTGCACAATAAAACGTTTCTAAATGATTTATTTGTCTTATTAAAGCTGTATATGGACTCATTGTACGTGTTTGCATAGCAATAACTCCTTGTCCAACAGCTGGTAACATTTTATCAAAGCCAAACGTATGTGAAATATGGTCTATTAATCCTAATACTTCTACTCCGGCTCTTGCTAAAACAACTGCATCATATTCACCGTCTTTTACTTTTCTAATTCTTGTTGGTACGTTACCTCTAATATGTTTTACTTCTAATGATTCATCTATTAAAGTAAGCTGTTCTAATCTTCTTGGAGATCCTGTTCCTACTACTGCACCAGGATGTAAACTTCCTACTACACACTCTCTAGGATCATTACGTTTTAAAACACCTGCAATAATTAATTCCTTTGGCATTATAGTTGGCAAGTCTTTAAAACTATGTACTGCTACATCAATTGATCCAGCTTCTAATTCATCTTCTATTTTTTTACAAAATACTCCTTTGCCTCCAATGTCAGCTATAACAGATTCCTTATGAATGTCGCCGTCTGATTTAATAGGTACAATAGTTACTTTACAATCCAACTGTTCAAGTTTTTTTGTAACACTTTCAGCATATAATAATGCTAACTCACTACCTCTGCAACCTATTCGTACGTTCATTTGTCCTTCCGTCCTATAATCATAAATCTTGTATACTTTTCTAACTTTAATTCAGCTTCGTCTGTAATACGTAATTTAGATCTTGTTTTAAACTGTTGTAAATCTTCACAGCAATTAATATGTTCTGGGTGATCAAAGTAATTGTTACTTTGTAAAATAATTTGACAACCTTCTGGAACATTTTCTAACCATTGATTATATTGATCACGTGTAATATGTTCGCAACTTGTATTAATAATAAAGTATGGATGTCTAGTATATTCATAAGTTACCATATCGGCAGTTACAGCTTCAAATCTACCTTCTATCTCTTGACGTTTATTCATTGTTGTTGCTATCTCTTTACATTTAGGATCAATGTCAACACTTGTAATATGTTTTATACCTAACTCACTATTAAAAATCATACTTGATAGTAATCCATTCCAGCCGCCAAAGATAACAACTTCAGCATTTCTAATTTGCTTATGTTTTTCTAATGCGTCTATTAAGAATAGTTTAGATTGGATTTGTCCGCCCCAGAAACTTTCAAGAGTTCTGTCCCTATCTTCGCTATTGCGAATTGCGTCCATCCAAAATTTAATATCTTCAATCTCTATTTTCATTCCAAGCCTCAGGGCATATACTTTTCATTGCATCTACAATTTCTGTTGTCACGTTTCTACGCACCTTTTCGTTATATTCTAGTGTTTCTTTTAACAAGGATAAATCTACATTTTCTTGTTGAGCAGAATGTATTATTGCCTTAATATCTTTAGGAAAACAATGCCCACCAAAGCCACGTTCTCCTGTAACTTCAGTATGACTCGCTCCTATACGTGTATCTGCTCCTACACCTTTAGCAACTGCTTCATAGTCAATACCAACTGCTTTGCATAAATCGTATATTTGATTAAAGAAAGCAACTTTATTTGCTAAAAAGCTATTTCTAAAGTATTTAATCAGAATTAATTGGCGTGGATCTGCTAACATAAAGCTAGTACCACTGCCTAATGTAGTAGCAAACACTTTTTGCCAGAACTCTGTATTACCACCACCTAAAAATAAGTCTTTTGTGTTTAATAAGTCTTCTACTGATGTTGCATTACGTAAAAACTCTGGACTAAATGTAATTTCCTTCTGTGGAAATGCGTCTATAATTGTTTCCCAGCCTTCTAAACTAATTGTACTTTTAATTAATATAGGGACATCTGGTGATTTTTCAATGCATTCATATACACTATTAACACTACACGCACCATTCTCAAAAGAAGGTGTTGCTGTGCATATAATTACTGCATCAGTATCACTACTAAAACTTTTATGTCCTTTATATGGATCATATATTTCAACATCAACGAAACTTCCTAATAATTGTTCGTGTGCTTGACCTACTGCTCCATATCCTGCTATTGTTATCTTCATCTTTTCCTCGTTATTTTCTTTAGTAGCCATGTAGCAAACGCCATAATGGCCGCAACTAAGACTCCTATTCCTATTTTCATTTCTTCTCCACAAATTGTTCACGTAACTTATCAAAGCTACCACATTGTTTTGAACATTCTTTTAATCCACAAGTTGTCCATTGACTGCTTATTAAGTCAAAGAACCCACTATCAAATATTTCTTTTAAACTTTCGTCGTGTAAGTTAGGAAACCTTTTAACTTTCATCATATAATCCATCTTACTTGGAAACAGTTGAGGCATCCATTTTAAATCTAACCAACAGCAAGGAGCAACATCACCACCTGCACTAATATATAACATATGATCTTCAACTGCTTTACAATTAATCTTTGGTAATTTTTCTTCTCTGGCCGCTTCAGCTGGTGCTATCATTTCTAAACTTTTATCTGACGGATATAACGTATCAACTTTATTCCATTTTTCATCTATAACATCAAACTTTCCATCTCTAAAACGTGTTGTATGTTTTACTTGAAATTCTTTAAAGCCTAATTCTTTAGATAATGCACGACAGTCTTCAAGTTGATGTTGATTGTGTTGAAAGACTAACATATCCCAACGTGCTTCTCCGCCAGCTTCAATAAATGTTTTTGCATTTTCTATAATTTTATCCCAATTGGTGTTTACTCTATATCTAGAATGTGTATCTGCTAATCCGTCAATACCAAATGCCGCTACAACTTTTATTTTTGCAAGTTCTCTCCACCATTGTGCTACACGACCACTTCCGTTAGTGTGCATTGTTAAACCCATTGTTTCATTATTTCTTCTTAAGTATTGATATATTTCTAATGTATCTTTTGCTACAATAGGATCGCCTAGGTTACCACACATATTTAGGTGCCATAGTTGTTTTATAAATTCAGGACTAAACCATTTTTTAAATAATTCTATATCAACTTCTGCCAAAGTAATAGAGTCAAGTAGAGGACCACCATGCACACGTCTAGCACACATAGGACATTTCGCTTGGCATTTAGAAGTAACTTCTAAGTGTATCGATTTTATGTCTTCTAACTTATACATTCTTTTCCTTTGGTATCTTACTATCTGCACTACTAACACACGTTGGAGTTATGCAAGGCATTGGTGCTTTAAATAGTTCAAAGCCTTCGTCTAACGTTCCTAAAGGTTCATCATGACAACTATAACTACGTTTTACTTCACCGCCTGGTTCACGTATAATACAGCTTTGATATCCTGACCAACAATTCCAACCTTTAAACTTATTAAAGCCATAAGCATTTAATCTTTCTGCTTGGTCAATCCAATACTCTACTCCATCATCGTCTTTGAGTACGATCTGAGGTTCATCTTGATTGTTTTCATTTTGGAGTATTTCTTTTTGTTTAGCCGTATAGCCAGACACCACAAAACTAGCAGTAGGATCGGACTGAGGTTTAAGAGTGACATGAAGACCAAGGTCACTAAATCTTTTACTTCTATCATAATATTCCTTCCATAACTTTGGTACCATAACTTGATTAATAGTTACTAGTACTCCATTATCTTGCAAATATAAAAGTTTATCTGCAAACTCTTCTTCATTGGCAAATTCGGCATGAAAACTCGCAGTAATACTTCTTCTATGAAGTACATCTGTTGCATCAAGCCAGCGTTTCCACCAACGCTTACTCGGGCTACAATTAGTTGTCATATGAATACTAAGGTATTTGCTTTGTATATCATTAGCATAATGTTCAATTAGCTGTAACAACTTCTTATATGCTGTAGGTTCACCGCCACTAAAACTAAAATGAAAATCATTAAAGCCGTTTTCTCTTGCTTGTCTTTTTATTTCATCTATATTTTTAGTATATACTTCTAATGGTCTGTGATCTAAAATTTTACTTCTAGCATAAGGCCAACAATAACTGCAATCGTAGTTACAAAAACGTCCAAGGATCCAGGACACAGAAAATACTTTGTTTTCTAACATATTTTTTTGTCCTAGTTTTACAACCTTGTTAAATGGAATCATTCATTTCCTCCATTTCGAACTGTCGTAGTAACCAATCGAAGTCATTTATTAACCCCAGATCCACCCCGTCAGAAAGGCCAAACCGCATACCAGCATTAGCACCTCGAATCGCAAACTCACAAAATCTTCCATTAGCTTTAGTAGTCCATACTTTGAGTCTTTCATTTGTTTCTCCTTCTTCTTGTCTATCTATAACTTTGCTACTTAATTTTGCACATTCTCTAAAAGCACTTTTCCAAGTGCTAAAAGGATCTGAATTGAAACTAGTAACATTACTCACGAATGGCATAGCCTTAAACCTATCAGATATACTTGTAGTCATATCAGGACTACTAACATCTACGTTCATAGTGAGTCGTCGTGGTAGGAGTTTAACACCACCATAACCGTAAATGAGATTGTTGATAGGATTTCGGCTACGCCAAACATGGACACAATCTAAATCATATTCATTTACTTTATGATCTAAATTGAATTCTGGTAATAAATCTGCATCGCCATCGATAACCCAAAACATTTTTGTTGAACATTTCTTCGCGGCGGCAATGTGAGCTTGATGTATTCCTTTAACACCATGTATTCTTTTAGTATTAGGATAACGTTCTAGTAAACGTTTATATCTTTCATCAGCATCAGGTTCATTATAACTTATAAAAACTACATCATACATAAGGGTCTAGCTCGTGTGCCAGTTGCTCCTGTAAAGTTCTATCCGGGTGACAGTTATCAGGAAACAATGGGCTCTCCTCCATAATTTTAATTACTGCTTCGTAATCATCAACTATGGCTTTAAATTCGTTTTCCGGTCCTTGCGGTATGTTAGGTATATTAAGTTCTGGTTTTTGTCTTTGGAACAAACGCAAACTTTCCGCGGCACTTTCCGTTAAGTCTGGTCTACGTCTTCTAATATTATCTACAGTCTGCCAACTACTAAACATTGGTACAGGTCTTTTAATAATATTGGCCATCCAGTCTTTATGAATATGTTTTACAAACGTATGATGTTCCTTTAATTCTACTTTAGTCCAACCTTCTATGATTATCCAAGGTATGTTAGTTTCTTCATATATTTTTTGAGCACCATCTAATGCGTGTTGTAATAATCCGTCATTTATTTCTTTTATTGTTTTTGCGTTTTGCACAAGATTATTTGTAGCTTCGTAGTATTTGTCTAAATCATATAGTCCTGCTTCATCTGATAATTTGTTTAAATCTCTACAAGGTTCAGTGATCATCCATACAATACAATCAGGATTGTAAAATGTAGGACTTGTAAAGCAAGGTGCTAGTCCTAGTGCTTCTTCTACTTTGTATAATGCTTGAAAGTTACCACAACCACCAAACGCATAATTAACTGTTGCGTGACCTTTTTGATCTAAGTAATAACCAAAGCCTGGCCATACAACTTGAAAAGGTTTAGGGTGTTGAGTTTCTAAATACTTGTCTTTGTTCCAAGGACGAAACACTTCTGGGTGGTCAGGATTTGCACAACTAGGTCCTGGTATTATTGTACCCCATTCTCCTAGTGCGTTACTATCACCTGCTATTAATATTTTGCTCATCTAGTGTTACCGTAATAAATTACCTTATTAGGTCCTTTATAAGTTCTCCATGGATCAAATACAGTAACGCCTTCAGGGGTCCAATCGTTTTCGTGTACTAATACGTATATGTGTGGTTTCTCTGTTACAATATAACCACCATGTTGTTTTACATAATGTTGAACTAATAAACTATAACTTCCGTCAACATATTTTACTCCCGGCTTATAACTGTCGCTACTAAACCTAATTCTATTTCCATACTTTAACATTTCAATAGCCATGTTTTCAGCTTGTTTTTCTCTTGCATTCATTACAGCGTCAAATATGTCGTAACCTAATCCAAGTTCTTTTGCCATGTATCGTAACGCAATATTGTCACGTGGGTGACAAGCACCTCCATCTCCCATTCCTGCTTTCATATAAGCACGACTAATAATTCTTTGTGTTGATTCTGCAAGTGCTTTAGTAACTACATCAACATTAATGTTACCTTGCTTTTGTGCTACGTCCTGCATCATATTAACAAGACCAATCTTTGTACTAATAAATGTATTATAGAAAACTTTAATACACTCACACTCGTCCCAAGTACCTACTTCATAACGTGGATTATTTTCCATACACGTTTCATAAAAGTCTTTAAGTTGTTTTGCATCACCTGTTAGTGAACCGTCTTCAGTTCCAATCATTACCATCTCTGGGTTAACCATATCCCAAGCAACTGTACCCATAGCAATAAGATATGGATTATAAACAAAGCGAGTGTTAGTTACTATTGGCACAAATTCTCTACGTGTTGTTCCAGGTAATACTGTACTAATAAGAACAAGCAACTGGTCTTTAGTCATAAATTTGTTTGCTTCTTCTAAACACTCTTTTACAATTTTGTAGGAAAAATCTTTAGGTTCTAAATGGGCCGTAGGAGCTCTGCCATCATAGGCTGGGTCGTGTGGTGTAGGAACAGCAACAAACACTATGTCTTGACCTGCTACTGCTTCTGCGATAGTATCTTTTACTTGTATATGATCGCTAGTTACTTTTACAATGTCGTAACCGCTTACTGTATGTCCTTTTTGTGCTACTGCTTCTGCACAAGGTAAACCTAATTTACCTAATCCGATAAAACTAATCTTCACACTAATCTCCTACCATTAAATGCGTATATAAATATAGTAGTATTTATGGTAGGAAATCTGATATGAAACAGCTTCATGGCTTTTTAGAAATGAACCAATATGTGACAGATCCCTTGTCTATCCAAACTCAGGTTAATTTACAAGAGGCTTTTGACACTTTGGGCATACCAAATGACGATATTACGGTAATGTCTGTATTAATTCAGTATCCTACGTGGAAAAAAGATACCGATTTCTATAGATTTATAAAGCCAAAAGTTAGAAAACAACTACGCAAAGATCCAAAAACATTTTTCTTCTTTGATGCAAGTACTGAAGGATTTAGTACTATCTATAGTGAGCCATATTATCATATTCTATATAAAATGATACGTGATTGTAATATTGATCCTAAAAGAGTATTTTTTGTTTCAAGTAATATGCGTGATCAACAAAACCTTATAAGATTTAATATGGAAGAAAAAATACTTGATGTTGAACCATTTAATGTAATTTCTTATCATAACTTTGAAAGAATGATATTTGGCGTTGAAGGGCAAAAAGAAATAGAGATGGATCCTGGAAAATATAATGTAACTTCTGATGCTACTACTGATGCTATTGTTAGAACTAGATTTAAAAAGGCAGTAAAAAATACAAGAAGATTATATCGTGATAAAGTACATAACAAAGTAGGATTAGCTTTAAGTAGATTAGTTAGACCACATAGAACTTATAGTGCTATGGATATATTTCATAGCGATGAATTTAAAGATATGTATGTAAGTCATGCTACTTTAGATGGAACTAATTTAGATTGGTTAATAAACCAGCCACCATTTAGAAATAGCAAATTTACTAAAGCAGATCTAAATATATTTAAACGTCAAGTTGTACCTTTAGTAGTAGATACAGATGACTTTAAAACTAATCATGCTATGGCATTACACAGTAATTTAAATGATCAAACATTGTTTCAAATAGTACAAGAAACGCATATAGACGATTGGCAAGGCACTAGTTTATTTTATAGTGAAAAAACTTTTAGAGCAATATACCATATGGAACCTTTTGTAATATGGGGACAGCCTGGGTGTAATAAACGTTTAGTAGATTATGGTTATAAAACTTATGGTGATTGGTTTGATTTAAGTTTTGATGATATACATGATCCAGCAAAAAGGTGGGAAGCTCTATGGAAAGAAGTTAGAAGTAAGATTAAACTTATACGTGAAATGAAAAGTGTAGAAGACCAAATACAATGGAAATTTAAAAATGAACAAGTCCTAATGGAGAACTTCCGTACACTACTTGAAGGTAAGTATAGTAAAGATATTTTTAAAGAAACAGCAAAGAAAATGAGAGAAATAGCAGATGCAACAACAACTGTATAATATACAACCTAAAAGATTGTTTACTTTTGGGTGCAGTTTTACAAATTATACTTGGGGAACTTGGGCTAATTGCTTGGCACAAGAACTAGGGGATATTGAGTTTGTAAACTTAGGTAGAAGTGGAGCAGGTAATCATTATATCTTTAATACACTTATGCAGGCTGACGCTTTATATGACTTTACTCATGAAGATCTTGTAGTAGTACAATGGACTAATGTATGTAGAGAAGATAGATTTTTACCACAAAATAAATCACAAGGTCCTTGGGTTACTCCAGGAAACATATATTCACAAGAAGTATATAACGAAGAATTTGTAAGAAAGTACTTTAGTGAAGAAGGTGCGTATGTAAGAGATCTTGCGTTTATTAAGGCCGCTTATGAAATGTTAAAACATAAAGCACAATGGCACTTCTTACAAATGTGTGATATTATAAAACAACCTAATCAATGGGACGATAGCCAAGGAAACTTTGATCCTAGAGAAACAAGTCAAAGATTAGATGATGCAATAAAGTTTTATCATGAACCTTTAAGTTTTTTAAGACCTAGCTTTTATGAAATACTTTGGCACCAAAATTTACAAACTAAATTTAGTGCTGATAGAAAACTAATAGGTAAAAACTTCTTTGACGGACATCCTAGTCCATTAGAACATTACAAATATCTTAAAGGTGTATTTAAACATAACTGGAAAAACGAAACAGATAGACAAGTAGAAAAAACACAAGAAGTTTGGATTAAACTGTTGCGTGATGCTAGTAAAGATAAAAAAGGATTTAATGTATCACAAATGAAACAACGTTGGCAAGATATGTTGTTTTATGAAACTAAAGTTAAAGGTCCTAGTTATATGGATCAAAGGTTGCTTGATTAAGCACAATTATTAAAGAACGTTTCCAACTCTGGAAAAGCTTCAACTAAATTACAGTCCCTACGTTTATCGTGTTCTGAAAACCAACGATGAAAATCTCTACGTGCTAGTTCTCTTTTAGCAGGTTCAAATTCTGTTGTACGCATATACTCAACTACACGTCTAAATTTTTCTACTTCTAAACTACTAAATTTTGTTCTGTCCCTATCATCTTGATACTCGTGCATAAATTGTAAATGACTTTCCATATAAGGCATAAACTCTTTTTTAGGTAATATATTCATATCGTACATATGAGGTTCTTTTAAGTGTGGAGTATCAAACTGTACTTTTTGCCATCTTACTTGAGGCTCTGTTATTCCATTATACTTGTAACGCCACTCTAGTATCTTTTCTAATAAGTGATTAAATCCTACTACACTAAAGATATTAAATGTAATCATAAAGATAACAGAAAAAGGAGTTTTACTTAAAAAGTAATCTAAATTCTTTTCCCATAATTCTAAGTCTAAACCTGTACGAATATACTCTGCTTTAGGACCCCAATTATCTATACTTGTATATAATTTAAAACTTTTAATACAATTCTTTTCTTTTAATCTTAATACAGTTTCAGTTAACTTTTGTACTAATGAATGTTTGACACCCATATTACTATTAACTTCAATTTGTATATGTGGCTTTGGATCTGCTTCTAGTTTATCAAATAGTTCCCATAAACTTTTATGCATTAAAGGTTCTCCGCCAGTAATACGCAAAATGTTTAATGTCTTACTAACTTCAGGCCACCATTCCCACCATGCATCTACATATGGATTCTCTTCTTCTTTTTTATAAACTTTAAACCAATCAATATCTTGTCTATGTTTAGTAGACATACTATATGGTCCGTGTTGTTTTATTTCATTCCAATATCTACTTGATGCTTTAGGGTGACAATAACCGCATTTAAAGTTACACTCATTACTAAAGCTAATTTCTATATACTCAGGATTTACGTTTAAATCCGCACCATTTTGTTTTATTTCCGCTAGTCTTTCTTTATTATAAATGCTAGTTGTTTTAATATGTCTATCACTTACAAAGTCTTTACCCATAGCTTCAATTTTCCAACAGTAACTACAACCATCTGGCTTTTCACCACATAACATTTTTTTACGTTGGTCTTTCTTTTCTATAGTATTATGTAAAGCACTAGGATTGTCTTTTAATTCTTCTAATGGTATAGGGTGTGGAGCAGGGTGGTAACAACTATGTGTTTCACCTGTTGCTAGATATATTGTTGTATGATGCCATTTGGCTAAACAAAAGGTAGGCGAAGTTTGCTCTTCGATTACCGGCATTAATTCTTTTATTTTTTCAAGTTCGCTCATCTACCTAATACACGGTCAGAGTTAATGTAGACCGTTTTAAAGAATTTGCTTTGCTCTTCGTCTAGAGCTTTATTACTAATAGGTAGTCCTTGTCCTTGTAATACTTCTCCGTACTCTGCAATCATACGTTCTACGTCAAAGTCTTTAATTTCTTCCCAATATTCATTAAGCCATTTAAAATCTCTTGTTACAGAATGATCCCAATCAGTTGCTAGTATTTTTTGACAACCATCTCTTGCACCCATTATAGCATACAATCCGTTTTCAACATCTGCACCAACGTTCATCCATACAAGAAGTCTATGATAATTTTGCCACCAAGTGTTGTTTGCAAGGTCTTCTACTTTTGCACCTCTGTTTAATGACATCTTAACACCTTCTCTAAATCCTGCTCTCCAGGCTTGATGTGGTGTTGCACTTATAATACTTGTACTAAAGTTTTCATTTAACTGATAGTAATTGTCAAAGTAACAAAACTCTATAACATTTTCATCTTTACCATCATTGTTTTCGTGTGTTTTCATATCACGAACAAAGTCTTTAGTCCACATTTTTAAACTACCATTGCCGTACTTTAATCCGTTAATGTCAATATTACCACACCAACTAAACTGATAATCATCATCTACGCCTAGTTCGTCTAAGTCTAATACTACATCTAAAAACTTTTGATTAATAATTGTATCGCCATCTACAGTAACAAAGTGTTTTGTATCACTTAACTCTGCACAGGCTTTATGTGCCGCATCTGAACCATGTACACCATGCACACGTTTAGCCCATGGCACTTTGTTAACTAAATCAACATAGTTCTTTTCACAATTAGGTTCATCATAACTTAAAAATATAATATCCTGTTCTGCTATATTGATCTTGTTTTCACTCATATTATTTCCTCATACTTATAACTGTCAAACTTCTTAATAGTATACACTGAAATTGGCTCGTTGTCAAACTCAAATTTCTCGCTAAATGGTAATACAAAGTATTTTCCATCAATTAGTTTATCAAAAGAAAACTTTAATGTCTTATATAAGATATTTGGATCGTTTTTCTTTGTACAACTAAAGCTAATTGCTGAATTTGTTAAACTAATTTTTTGAGCTAATATATTCATTTCTAAATCGCCGCCTACTGTAAACTTCCAACAAGTATCTTTAACATTTTTAGTTACTGTAATATCTGGGTTTTCTGCTTCTGCTGGTAGTTCGTGTATTAAGTCATCTACAAAGTAACTGTCTATATCATGATTAGTACGTTGTCTAAGTTCATATGTTTTAGTTCTTTTAACATAATGTACATAATAGAAGTTCATGCTTTCTTTACCTTCTATTATTCCTTTAACTTCATCGTCAGCAATAGAAATATAACTTCCTTCTGTTGGCTTTACGTTAGGTAAAGATAGTAGTTCTCCTGTTATAGGATCAAATACTGCATAACGTTCATTAACTACTGTAATAGATAGTTTCATCTAAAGTCCTTTACAGTTTGTACAAAGTTTCTAACATTTTCTACAGGAGTTTCTTTATTCACTCCGTGTGCTAGATTAACTACATATGGTTTATCTTTCATTTTTTGTAGCATTGGCGTAATGTCGCCATTAACTAATAATTCGTTAATTGGAATACCACCTTGTAATACAAGTTTAGTAGTTACATCTTCTACAGGTATGTCATCACTTAAATTAATACAATCAGGTATTACAACGTTTGCAAAATCATTTATGTTTTTACCTATTAGTCTTGGAAAAGCAATTATACTAACTTCAGGATATAACTCTCTTATATCGCTTACTATGTGTGCTGTTGGGAAATAACATAAAGTATCTAATTCTTCTTCTGTTAAATCTCCTGCCCAACTATCAAAAATTTGTATTGTATCACAACCTGCTTTTATTTGTTGTACTAAATGTTCAACAATAAAAGGAACTAGTTTATCTACAACATTTTGATCTTTAGTTTGTGTCATATACTTACAAAGTGTATAAGGTGCTCCAGCAAATCCTATTAAACTTTTACTACTATCTAGTTCTTGTCTAGTTTGTTTAATTGCATCATATACAGGTTGACATCTTTCTATAAAAGTTATCATATCTGTTTCAAACATTTTATCGTAAAAAGGTCCTAGTACTGGTGCAGGAGTATAATCTAACTCTTGGCCAAGTGCATACGGAATAATAAGTATGTCAGAGAAGATTATGGCCGCATCCATATCAAATGCTTTAATAGGTTGCATAGTTATTTCTTTTGCTTTACTTGGTGTAAGAGCCATATCTAAAAACCCATTACTGTTTTGTTTCATTTGCATATACTCAGGCATATATCTTCCAGCCTGACGCATTAACCAAACAGGGTATAAGTTTGTTTCTCTATCTTTAATAGTTCTCTGCAATATAGTTTTCATATTTTTTAATTTTCTCGTCTGTTAAAAACTCTTTTTCTGTATAGTGAAAGATTCCTGACTGTAAATGATTACCTATTTTAAGTGTTAAATCATCTGTAAGGTATGAACCTACTCTGCTACGCCAAGTAGCACTTCCATTTTTCCAACCTTGTATATGAGTTTTCATATGTGTAAACGTTGGAAACTTAACACGTTTATTTGTAATCCTATCTTCACAATCTAATATCTTTGTTACAATAGCTGTACTTGTATCTACACTTAAATATTTTTGATAGCTTTCTTTAGCAAACTTACCATAAAATAATTCCCAGTTATTCATTACAATTTCTAATAATGTATAAAACTCTTTAGCAAAGTCGCACTTTTTAAAGTAATGAAATCCTGCATATACATTAGGCAATTTATTTGCTTTGTAAGTTTTTCTATAATAGTTATCTACAACTTTCTCACCTCTGTATGTATATACATTAGAAGTATAAAACACTTCATAATTACTTAAAAAGTCCCACCAAGTATCTAAGTTTTGTAATACAAGCATATCTGTATCTAATACAATAGTTTCATCATACGGACTTGCATGATATAACTTCCAACGATTATCTACTTTCCAATTATTGTCTTTAGCATCGTCTGACCAAGGTATAGGTTTAATAATATCAAACAATTTCTCGTACCTAGATGGCACTTTATCGTTGGTTATTAAACAAATGTTGGCATCATTAGTAGCTTTAATACTCATAGCTAACACACACGCCTGTTGTACGTAATCGTATTCGCTATTCTGTGCTATTAATACAAATCCTCTAGTCATTTTTACTTTCTAATACATACTTTAATGCATCTTTGCCTTTGTAACGTTTACCGCTATGAAATACATTTTCTCTTTGCCATGCCATTGCCATATTGTTTGGACAAGAACATTGGTATCTACGAACTGCATCACATCTTCTACAAAATCTTGATCTAATTCTACTGTCTACGTTATGCACCTATACTATCCTTTGGTTGACATTTATAAATTATACTATCCCACTTACCATCTGTTGGTATTAGTTCGTGTGCTACTTGTGAAGATATACATTTATCTTCTGATAAAAACTCTTTTACTTCTTGCGTTACACATTTTTGAGATGTGCAAACTGATAATAATAAAACCCAGATTATTTCCATTACAACACTCCTCTATCTATAATACGATTTAAACTAAACTTATTCATTACGTGTATATTACTACCTTTTATACGCAATGGTGTGTATTCACCTAGGTGTGCTTCTTTTTCTAACAAAAAGAAAAAGTTATCACCTTCTAAATCCCATAAAATATCTCTATCAGCAGTATAATACTTTGTGCCTGGCATCTTATGAGCAAAATCTCCTGATTGATAACCATTCATTATATGTATTGCTACACTAAACACATGGTCATTACGGAAAAGACCTCTATTGACTTGGAATATACTATTATAGTGATCCCAGTTTTCCTGAATGTGTTTTGTTAAATCAAAAAATATTTTGTTTTCTGGTGACTTTCTAAAAAATATAACAGTAGCCCAATAAAAGTCTACACTTGTATCACTTATTTTTTGAAACTCATCTGTATTACGATGACCAGTTAAGTCTTTTGCATCTTTAAATATTAAAAAATCATGATCTTGAGTAAAACAATGTTTGAATAAACTGTTTGCTATAATGTAATCACTATCTAACAGTATTGTTTCATCATATGGACTTAACTCATATGCGTTTGTACGCATATCGTTTTTAAATTGTAAATGTTTTGCTACACCAGATCCATCAAAGTATCTTTTAGTAGTTGAGTTTGTTGTAAAAGGAACTTCTATTACTTGATCAAATACTTCTTTGTAATCTTTGTATTCGTTTTTAAGATATTCTATGCTATCAGTAACGATAGTTGTAGGAATGTCTAAATATTTTTTGATTCTTTTTGCTGAATAGTGAGCTTGTTTAATATAATCAATTTGTGCGTTATTCCTTGCAAAAATTAATGCACCTTTACTCTTCGTCATGTTCTACCAACCCGGAGACCTTACGTTTAGATCTAAGTTTTTCATACTCCGTTTGGTATTCGTTTGCTGATACAAAATATATATTCATAATATCATCGAGAAATTCATTTAAATCTTTAATTCGAATGGGAGTATCGTTATCATCGATAATAACAATATTATTAGTATCGTCTTTTTCGCACAGCATACCAACGAAAGTTAAAAGTTCTTGTGTTACAGAAAACTGACCTCCATTAAAATAATGGATTCTAGCTTCATAGAACTTTTCTTTAAGCACTCTTTTTTGGTTATTAAGAGTAACCATGTAATTAGAAAAATCTAAGGCTTTTTTTAAACGTTCGTCCATAATAGTCTCCTATGCTATAAGCATATTATACACTATTTAGACAAAAAAATCAACTGTTAGGTTAAGTTTGAACTGCCGTTTGTTGTATGTGTTGGGGTAGGTACTACAACGTATGTTCCAGTAGCACGTAATTGAGTAACTGTACTGTTTACAGTACCTAGTACATCTTCATCGTAGTTTGGATTTCCAGTATTTGCGTCATTCCATTCAGCTTGGAATTGGATTTGAGTAGTTCCAACTAGTTTAGCTTTTAGTGTCCAGTTGTTGGCCGCATACAAACCTGTACCATTTTTAGTGAAAAGTGTTTGTAAAGTAGTTGTAAGATCATGAAATCCTAAAGTTGATCCTGAACCTGACCCTGTTGCACTTGTTGAAGTGTAACCCATTTTAACTGTACCCATATTAACAAGCATAGTCATCCAATCAATAGTCTTTGCCGCGGCACCTACGTATGTAATATTACTTGCAAAACGTATTTCTCCACCTGCATTAAAAAATTGTCTTCTATGATCTGCTGTACTAAACGTAACATCTAATATATGAGTTAATGTTCCGTTCCAGCTTGTAGTATAACTAGCTGTTTTGGCCGCTTCTGCTGTACCTTGAGTACCGTGTATTTGAAATTTTTCGTTCTCTAAAGTAGTTGTTAAGTTTTCGAATTGAGCAACACCTTTTTTATTAACAGTATCGCTATCTAAAATTGTTGAACCTGCACCAATTATAGCTATTTCTGTAGGAGCAGTACCAGTTTGGTGTACTCTACCATTTGCTATATCAGTATAAAGTGTTGACATATGACTAGCAGTGATCGTAGTTGACGCACCTACTTGACTAGAATTCAATGCTTGACCATATCCGTCATCACCTGAACCTGTACCTAGGATTGTTTCTACTCTTGATTGCAAGTTGTTGTACCTTGCCGCTGTAATAATATCACCAATTGCCATTAGTTTAAACCTTTAATAATACTTCAACTAATTTTTCTTCTTCGTCTTCTTTAGTTTCTAAGGCAATACCCATTACTTGTCCGTCATCGTGTATTTGTGTTCCTACACCATCAACGTTTGCATAGATTGGCTTACCTTTGAAAATAGGTCCTGTACATCTTACTGGAACTCTACCTTTTAAAGCAACTGCTTGACCGTCTGCATCTGCATTCATCAAGTAAGCTGGTTTCTCTGATATAACTCCTACTGGAATATCTGTCATCTCACATGGTTTAAGTTCTTCACTTATATCAGCATCTTCTAAACCATCTGCAACTGCAACAATAGTTCCAACTGCTAAATCACCTGTATGAGTTGTATATTTCTCTGCCAAGTCAGCATATTGAGCCTGTGAAGCTGTTCCTGTAAATATGTTTGCTACTAAATTTCCTGATCCATCTCTAACTGCTACTGTATTATTAGTAGCTGAAGTAGATCCTGAACGATTGTTTGCACCTACTTGTAAAGTAGAAGCTGTAGAAGCCGTTCCGCTAAATGTAGTTGCGTACATTGTGTTAAATTTAGCTGTTGAAGTTCCTATGTTAAACGTATTATCAGCTGATGGTCTCATATCAGTTGAATATATGTGTAAAGGATCATATGGAGCACCGCCCATATTGTCAACTCTAAACTTAATAACTGTACCTACGTCATTTTGTATAACGCCTTCGTTATCGTTTTCAATAAAAATCTTAAGATCGTTACTGTCACCTATTGAAATACCAGCATCTGCAAAGTTAACTAGTGAAGTAAATGATCCTGAACCTGCTAATGCAAAGTCTGAAGCACTATATCCACCAAGTTTTAATGAGTTACTAGCAGTTCCCCAATAGTAATCTGTTGAACTTGTAACACCGCCTGTTGCGTTTTGTGTATTTCTTAGGGTTAAACCTTTTTTAACAACGTCAAATCCTGTAACTGCATTACTAGGATCTGTTGAATCAATAGTAAATGCAACTGAACTAATCATGTAAATTACTTCGTCACTAACAATGGCTTGAATGACTACTCTATTTGTATTAGTTGTATCTCTGATTGTTACAGTTTTCATCTGTGTTACAGTAGTACCTGAACCTTGTGGTCCAACTAATACGTAACCAGTTCCGTTGTATGCGTATAATTGTTCGTTTGTGCTATCCCACCATAAATCACCAGTAGCTAAACCAGCCGGTTGTGTTGCACTTACTTCTGCTCCACCTGTAGTTCTAAACTTAGAACCATCATAAAATTTAAGTTTAGATGCTGTTGCATCAAACCAAATTTGCCCTGAAATTGCTTTAGGTGGTTGTGAAGTTCCGCTAAAATTCTCTAGCAGATGTAAAAAATTCTCATTCTGTATCTCACCGTATCCTGCGTAGTTTTTACCTACTAGCTTGATATCGGTAGTTTGATCTACGGTACCATCTTCAACTGTTGTTAAAGTTACTCCGCTGTATCTATCTATAGTATATGCCATTGTTATTAACCCCTATGTTAGTATTTATCTTTTACCATAGCCCGCCGCTACTACCTAAATCAGTGTCAAACACCCAGGCACTTGCTTGTACTTTGAACCGCTTTAATCCTCTAGCAACTGATGAACTTACAGTACCAGAGGCGTTACTAAACGCAATATCCTGTAAAACGCTCTCGTTTTGTACACCATTGGCATCTACAGCGATAAAAGACTTACTAGCAACCGTGTTTATATCAATACCACTTACAGTAGCACCTGTTAATGTGCTTGTTGGTACATAAGCATATGAACCCGTCTTTTTAGTTGCCGCCGGATAAATGTCCTCAATAATTGTAGCAATATTGGCATTACTTAATCCTGTAATATCTAATGGTACAATTACTGGCTCATTATCCAGTGAGTCGTCTACGTAAAATTTTGTTGCCGCATCTTGGTCAGCAGTTGGATTAGCCATACCAGATATTTTCTGGTTATTAGTAATAGATATTGCACCATCACTTGTTATTTGTAATCCGCTACCTGATGTTGTTATAGCATAATTATTAATTGTAACGTTATCAACTGATAATGTAGATAATGTTCCAACTTGAGTAAGTCCTAATGCTTGAGTTACACTAGAACCTAGTGCAGTTTCAGTTAAAACTGTGTTACCGTTAACTTTGTAACCTCTAGTTGCTCCTAAATCAATGTTTTCACTTGATGTCCAAGCCTGCTCTGCATTACGCCATATAAATTCTTTATCTAAATCTGAAGATTTTAAAATAATACCACCACCGTCTACTGCGGCGTTATCACCTGTTGAACTATCTGATTGTATAGCAAGTTCAATGTTTTTATCTTCAACTCTTAAGTTACCAACATCTACGTTAAATGTTGAACCTAATACTTTTAAGTTACCATCAATAGTTGCATCACCGCCAACGTGTAAAGTTGCTGTTGGAGTAGTTTTAAATATTCCCATATATGATACATCTGTATCAATTACAATAGCATCAACGTAACCTGTAGTTTTTCTAACTCTAACTTTCCAGTCATGATTGGATAGTTGGTTTTCACTTACATATGAAGTTCCTACAATCTTTTGAATATTATTTTGTGCAGGACCTACTGTAAGTCCTCCACTATTACTAATTGTTAATGCACCTGTTGTAGTTCCTGATGCATCAGCTGGTAAAAACTGTGCCGCACTTTTCTCAACGCCTTGTGCGTTAATTAAGTTAAGTGCCGCATTTGATACACCTCTGTAAACTGTACCTGTTGATGTTGAATCAATAGGTGTAAATCCTTTTTTAATATTTCCAGTAATTCCTGATATAGTATAACCTACTGCTGGAGTAAATTCTTCGTTAGCCCAAACACCCATTAATGTACCACCTATGTACATTTTAATAAGCACCTTGCTATTGTTTTGTGTATCTAATGCTGTAAATGTTTCAAATCCTGTTTTACCTTGCTGTGCAGTATAAACTGGACCTGCTAATTCTAAATCAGTTCCATCATAAAAGTAAAGTTGGTTAGTTAAACTGTTTAACCAAAGGTCACCTGCAACTAAACTACTTGGTTGAGCTGTTGCAACAATAGGTCCACCACTTTCTCTAAATGATGTTCCATCATAAACTTTAATTCTTCCCTGTGACTTATCATACCATAGTTGTCCTATTAAAGGAACACTAGGTGCTGAAGTGTTAGCAAAATTTTCTAACATCTTGATTTGGTTTTCGTTTAACGTTTCACCAAACCCTGAATAGTTCTTTCCAATAAGACCAATACTTGTTGTAGTAGTATCTAATGAACCATCAACTAAATCTACGAGTAATGTGCCGTCAGTTTTGTTTAGCTTATAACTCATATCGCTGTGTTCTCCCCTGCGTACATAATATAGTTAACAGTCATGTACGGATTCATTATGTCTACTGCTGTACCTAATGCGTTGTTTGTTAGTACTCCACCTGATGTAGCATACGCCTGACCTTGGCCAGTTCCTGTTGGAGCGTCATATTGTATACCTTGTGGATCGTTTGGAACGCCACTAATATCTCTTATTGTGTAATATTGATCTCCACTTGGTCCTCTTAAATCGTGTTCGTGTTCTGGTAAGTTAGTAACTGCAAGACTTCTGTTCTGTTGTCCTTCAACTGAACCTATTGTGTCTGCCGCCGCTGATGTAACAACGTTAGCTGAACCACCGCCCATGTTATCTTTACCTAATGCAAATCTACCTCTTAAATCAGGTAATGCAAATTTACCTGCCGCTACAAGTGATTGATCTTTAAAGTTGTAACCTATTACATTAAACAAGTTTTGATATTCTGCAATAGTAACTTCTTGTCCATAACATAATACCCAATCAGTTGGAGCAGTATCTCCACCATATGGAGTTATCATTCCAATTGGTAATGTAGGAATTGATTTAAACAAGTTAGTTCTTGAAATTTTATAAACGCCTGTGTCACCAGTAACTCTATTAACTAATATTTCATCTGAAGTTAATGAGCTTGATAATTCTGTTTTATTTGCAACAAAGCTATTTGAAATAGATGTTGTAAATGTTTTAGTACTTGCATCTTGTCCGTCAAATGTAAATGACGGTGCAGTTACATCACCATTCATTTGGAATGTTGTTGAACTTGCAAGTTTGTCTGTTGATCCAGAACGTCCTGAAACTGTTCCTGTAACGTTACCTGTTACGTTACCTATAAAGTTTTGTGAATAAACATTTAACCATTGTTCGTTAGCTGTACCTAAATTACGTGCTGTATTTGAATTAGGAACAATGTTTTGTGTTGTTAATAGTCCTGCTATATTTGAATCACCGCCAACAAATAATTTTTTAGCAATACCAACACCACCTTTAGTAATAATACTACCTGTTGCTATTGTTGAAGCATCTGTTGTACCGTCAACTAATAAAGCACTATCAGTTTGAATATTACCTGAAACGTCTAATGCTTGGTCTGGACTTAAATTATTAATACCAACTTTAGAAGTTGAATCAAATCTCATTACAGTAGTTGTTGTACCGTTGTTGTTAACTCTAATGTCAATGTTTGAACCTGAAGTATTATGTCCTATAATACCTGCTTGTCCTTCAATGCCCATAGTTAACGTACTTGATGCACCAACAGTTATACCACCGTTATTTTTTACAGTTATAGGATACAAACTTTGTGAGTTTGCATCGTTACGCATAAAGTTAGAAGCCGCTACTGAAGTTCCTCCAACAACTAATGCTTCTGCCTTTTCTGCCGTACCGTAATATTTTCCTGCACCAGCACCTGTAATATCTGCTGAACTTAAATTAAATCCTGGATTAATAGTTGTGAAACCTGTAATTGTTGTCTTAGGTGTAAACGCCGCCGTTGAATAAATTGCTAATGTCTTTGCACTAACTTCAACAACTAAACAAGTGTAACTAACATTGTTAGTTCCTACTATTGTATCTGCTTTAACACCTGTTGATAATCCATCACTGAATGACGGACCAACTAGCACCCAACCTGAACCTGTGTATAAAAATAATTGTTGGTTATCAGTATCAACCCAAAGGTCACCTGTTACTGATTGTGCCGCACCTGGTTGTGTTGTTGCTTTCTTTAATCCTGATGCACTAATCCATGTAGTACCATCGTAAAGTTTTAATTGATCAACACCTGGTGTATTATCATACCACAGTTGTCCTTCAACTGGGTTACCTGGTGCTGTACTATTTGTAAAATTCTCTAATAAGTGTAAAAAGTTTTCAGCAATGGCTGTTCCATAGGCAGTTGTATTTCTACCTGGTAGTGACAAAGACGTTGTTTGGTTAAGTGTATTATCCTCAACCGTTATGCTACCTTTGTTAGCTAGGTCTGTATGGTTTACTGTATAAGCCATTTATTACGCCTCGTTAAAACCAGTTAAACTCTGTACTCTTACAGTATAGTCTATCTGAATTAGTCTGTTTAAACTTTTCTGTACCGGGTGGAATATAACGTGTGTTAGTAATCTACCTGTACCACTTGTTGCATAACTTACTAAACCTAACTCATCAAATACATACAAGCTGTTTGAACCTGTTGCATTATCTAAAGCATCTTGTCCACTTGGCTCACCATAATCTAATAAGCAAGTAGCAACAATGTCTGTATAGTTTGTACCGCTAACGTGACGTGTTTCAATCTTATTTCTTGTAGGATCTGTGTTATTGATCGAATTGTCATCTATTACTTTAGTGTAAGTTTGGTTGTACAAACTAGCATTTGTGCCTGTTGAGTTGGGTGAAAGGTATGTTATGATACCAGTTGGATCGACTGATGTTCCACCATTACCAAAGTTCATGGAATATACCATTCCTTGCCCTTGGTTTGCTAAACTTTCTGCTAACGAAATACTCATGTTTTCGTAGTGTATAGCATTACGTTTATCAACCAGAATTTCTCCGGTTTCCGGGTTATGTATCTTTATGTGTCCTTGCAAAAGAACTCCTGAATTATCTTTAAAATTGTCTATCATATTAATATCCTACAAGTGTATTTATTTAGGTAGCGCCACCTCTTTGTTCCTTAAGAACCGTCCAATGTCATTTTCTTGTAATCTCAATGGAGTTCCTGGGTCAGTCCACTTCTTACCTATGCGTCTAACCACTGTTATCTTGGTGTTAATCGCCGGTGTATCTGTTAGTGTTACTACTGGATTTACTCCATCAACACTAAATTCTGCTGGTAATGTAGAATCTCCCTCTGGACTGTCCAAATCAGTGCTTGGATTGAAGGAACTTATCGCATTTTTGCGTAATCTACGTCCACCTACAAAAATTTCAAATTCATTTACGTTATTCGGTGTAAAGTCTACAGTAACAGCTTTAGTTGAGCCATCTGCTGTAAACGTCTGTGTTCTAGTTTCGTCTTTATAAGGTACAGTTTGATATACACTCTGATCTAATACTTGCACTCCTGCTTTATGTATTGTTTTGATACCTGTTCCTAGTGTACCTCTACGCAACTGTCTAATTGCACCATCTTCTTTTAAGAAATATTCAATACGTTCTCCTCCTATAAAGAGTATACCTGGAATTCCTTTAGCTCTATTTGGCTCAGGCAAAGTATCTACGTTTGTTATAAAGATTTTAGTATCGTACCAGTTTAAGTTTTCTGCAAGTGTGTATTCCACATTATCACCTAAACGTTTAAAGTGTGTTCTGTTCAACATATCTTTAAACTGTCTATAACCAAACTTACCAGTAATTGTGCTATTTGAGAAATGTATTAGCTCTAGGCTATCATTTGTTGCAACATCTACTACCATTCTAATTGACTGTTTATCATCTTGTAAGTAGTAATCAATACTTGGAGTTAATAATGCTCCGTTTTTAGTAATCCAAACGTATTCAGCATCTATGGCCGCTTTACGTAATTTAATAATTCCTTTTGTAAGCTGGTGGTATTCAGTATAATTATCTGTACCAACTGTAATTGGGTTTCTTGTAACTATGTCTAAGTTTTCTCTTTCAATTTTTCTAACATCATGATTAGTTAATTGATAAACTGTTACACTTTCATTAAGTGCTGGAGGAGTAGTTAAGTAAACTTTATCTGGAGTTTCTACCCATAAGCCATTACCACCTAAGTAACCAAATGCATATTCGCCATTGTTAATTACATAAACATCTAACACATCACCGTCAACACCTACATCTGAAAATAGTTGTATCTCTGCATTAAAGGTATCCCAGTTCCAAGACTTAGAAATAAACACTTCTGTTCCATTTAGGAATGCTCTTACTTCGTTACCACCAACACCAGCTTGAGTAATTTGATAATCTCTTAACTTGTAATTTCTAGTTGCTGTTTTAACATTAAACGATTGATTGTATCCTGCATTTAAAATTTTGTTTCCAACTTTAACAATTACATTATGCTCTAATGGTTTTTGATTTAATGGAGTTTGTGCAAGTGTAAAGTTATCAGTAGTACCGTCACCTGTAAATGTATCTGTTGCAATTTGTGAGAATGATTTAGCGGCACTATCAAATATTGCATATTGTATTACAGCATTGTTATCAGGAGCAGTACCTATTTTAAATACACATAAACCTTTTCCTACATTATAAGTTGCATCTGTTTCTGCCATATCAACGTTTACAGTTTTTCCATCAACTGTTAAGAAGAAACTTAAAGTAGATTTGTATTTGATTGATGTAACATATAATGAAGTTGAACCGTCACCTATAAATTGATCAACATCTAATATATGCTCACCATTATTACTCATTGTAATAATATGTACTTGTTGCTGATCTCCAGGAGCAGTTGTTAATTTAATTTTTTTGTTTTGATAGTCTACAGTAAATTGTGTATCAGATAAAACTGTGCCATGTACTTTTACCCATACATCTTTTTGACTCATTGGTACATAATTAACATCAAAGTCTTTATTACTTCCGTCACCTAAATAATTGTAACTATGCAATACACTAGAACCATCTCCAGTTCTTTCATAAACTTTAATATCAAGTGTATCTAATACTTGTCCTGGAACAAGTTCTTCAGGTCCTTTTGAAGTTAGTGGTGTAACAAAACTGTCACCGTCAACAACAATCTCTTCTGCATTAATTCCTCTTGCAGTTGAGTATGCCATATCGCCACCTTGTAATAATGTATCGTATCCATCTGGATCTGGAATAAATGAACCATCGCTTGATGCTTTTCTAATTACTATAACATCATTTGCTACTGTCGGAATTTTAGTTTCGTCTAGTGTAATTGTACTTTGTCCTGCTCCAGTAATACTTTCCATTACTGCATTTGTATTTGTTAATACTGTACTTCCATCATAGTCTGGATCATCTACTCTTACACCGTTTTTGTAAACATTATAAACTATTCCTGCTTCTAATGGTTTAGCTAACGTGAATACATTTGTACTTCCGTCTAAAGTAAAGACTTCATCTTCGTAAGTATTATCGTATGTGTCCCAAGTAGTAGTGTAGTAAGGTTCACTTGACCAACCTGTACCTGAACCAAACGTGAAACTCTTAACTTCAATTCCACCATAGTCAACACCGTCCATTACTTGTGAAACATCATTTCCTAACATACCTGTTGTTGGACTATAGAATAAATTAATTCTATCTTGTGCTTGTAGCATAGTAATAGATTTAGAATACTTAACAACAATCGTTGCACCTGTTATTGGAGGTTCGTTAAATGTTATAAGTCCTCTTTGTCTTGTGTATGACTTATCTGTGTAATCTTTATTATCAGTTGTATATTCACTTTGTAGTGATTCAATACCGTTTACTGTAATTTCAATTTGTGTAGTTCTTAAATCCATTGGATACTTAAGATCAAATGTTGTTTGACTACCTGTACCAGTAAAGTTTTCTGTTTGTGTTAATGTAGTAATTAAGAACGTACCTGTTGTTCTATCAAACTTGGAAATATGATGTATGCTTCTTACTTTACTATTACCTATTTGTGCTGTTATTCTAGCCGCAGTAGAACCTGTTGACTGTGTACCTTCAATAGTTATAGTTGGAGCAGATAAGTATCCGCTACCTGGATTAGTAATTGTTATATATTTTATAGATCCACCACTACCAAGTGTAGCTGTTGCTTTAGCACCAGTTCCGCCACCGCCACTAAATTTAACTTGTGGTACTTCTAAATATCCTGTTCCACCAGTTTTAATATTAGCTTTAGTAACTTCAAAGCCAACATTGTTAGCCCAGTACTTGTTAGGATAAGTTGTAATAGTTGCATCTTGTCCGTAAATTAAATCGTCTTTAACTTTTAAACTTGCAGGAACAATTTTACCAGCATCAACACTATAAGCTGGTGGCATATCAAAGTCTGTTACACCAGTATTAGTTGGATCTGTTTTTGTGTACGAACTTATATACTCTCTAAGTTTTGCTTTATAAGGTTTAGCTTCTTCAACAAATTTTTCATAACTAGGTAAGCTATCGTTTTGGAAAGTAATTTTTTGTGTTAAATCACCTGCATTGTGTCTAGCTTTTAAGAAACTAGTTTTAAATGCCCAATCAACGTTTGGTTGTTCTGCAAACGCATAACGCATACTTGAGAAGAATAAGTTATTATATTCAACAGCAAGATCGTTAATGAAAATATGATCTCTTAAACCTGTTAATATATTTCTTAATTCAATAGTAGGTTGATCGTCATAGAATGAAGTATCATAACTTAATCCATCATATCCAATATTACTATTTGCTGGATTGTACAATGATGTTTTTAAGTTTATAGTTCCGTTCTCTCTACCTACTGTTTTATATTTTGTAGTATAGTCTGTACCGTCATTACTAATTTTTTCTAGTAATAACCAACCACCTGATCCAATAGTAGATATTTTAACTATATCTCCTACGTCATCATTTAATCCTTCTAACTGATAAGAGTAATCAATTAAGTAATCTGTTTCTGTAAATTCACTATAACCTGTGTCATACCAATCAGTATAATTCCACCAAGTAGTTGTATCGTAACTTGAACTTGAAGTTCTTTCCCAAAGTTTAGTTGAACTATTGTAGGCATATATTGCCCATTTACTATTAACTGTTTCATCTACAGTAACTAATACACTATATCTTCTTACTTCTAAACCAGTTGTACTTGCATATCCTGAACCTGAATTTTTAACAGTTGCATTAGTAATAGTACCTGCTGAACTCATTGTTAATATAAGTTCTGCTCCGCTACCTGCTCCGTAATTTTTAAATTCGTAAGTTGGAACAGTTACATAACCTTTACCGCCATTAGTAACATCAACTCTTGTAAGTTTTCCGTTAACAAATACAGGAGTTAGTACTGCTGGAATAACATTAGATACACCAACAAAGTTTAATTCTGCATTAGTTGTTACTGACTTATCAAACTTTTTACCTAGCAACGTTGGAGTTGCATCTTTACTTAAGAAGTTTGATAAATTGTATTCATCAACAATTAAGTTTTTCTTTAATACATCGTTAGCTCTTTCAACAACTTGTTTTAGAGCCTCTACACGATTTTTAAACATACCTTGTCTTGGTCTATCTAAAATACCGTATCTTTGTTTATCACTTAATATAGGATCTGGAACTTGTCTGTCATTTGTATCAACACCTATTAAACTATCGTACCATTTACGTTCTAGTTCTGCGTTAGGTTTACTTGTACCTAATCCTTCAGACATAATCTGATATTGATTATGAATATTAATATCTTTATTATCTATTTTCCAATAACGGAAGTTAATTGCATTTTCTGATCCACTTACAAGTGATTGACAGTTATATAATCCAAATCTATCATTTGAATACATAGCAACAAATCTTTGTCCTTGTGCCGCAGGATCACTAATTAATTGTGAAACGTCATACGCAGAAGCATTTCTCCATTCTACGTTTGGAATAATTTTAGTATTTTTAACCCAATAGTAAAACTTGTTAAAGAAGCCTTTCGATACAGTATCGTATTTCTGTATTTGTACATAAGTGTTTACATCTTTAGCTGTACCACTAATACCGTCAACAAGTCCTTCTTCTGTATCTGCTATTGCGTTCCATTGAGTAGGTGTAAGTTTTGTTTCAACCCATTCGTAAATATCTATTGACGCACCTGTAAATAATTTGTTCCAGTTTGCTGTATTGTAAATTATGTTTCCTTGATAAGGATTTACAAATTTAGCTGTACTTAAATCCCACCATAGTCTACCAACATTAGTAACGTCCCAATAGTTTTCTGGATCAATTACTGTTGATGGAGAAGCTGTTCCGTTTGTGTAAACAGCAGGATCGTAATGTGTTTTATAAGTTAATTCTTCTTCAGCCGCACCTGCAATTTTTCCTTGTATAGGATCAATGTAGTCTATTGTTTGTGCAACAGGATTAGAAGTTATATTGTAAATGAACACACCTCTAAATTTATCTAAATCAACTTGTTCTATTGGAGTACGTAATTCTTTCCAAGGACTAGTATCTCTAGTTCTCTTATAATCTAATAGTGTTCCAATGTAGTTGTTATCTGTAACAGAAAGTTCTGGCATTGGTACATACACGTGGTTTTCGTTAAACAGTAAGTACTCGCCGAATCTTTCAGTTGAAGCATTTTTGTAATTAAACTTCTCTGCATATAATAATTTGTTTTTAACTTTCTGATACATAAACACTTGACCACTATCTGCATTAACACTTTCAAACTGTGTTAAGTTATTGTCAAATGTAGTTGTAAGGTTATCATAAGTTGTACTAGTTACAAGGTCACCACCTTTAGAACTTACAATTAAGTCATTACCTTCAAAGTCTAGTGATGCTCCAAATCTTTCTGCAACATCATTTTCTGGACTATAAAGAGTTTGCGTAACTGTAAATGTTCCAGCAGTACTTGTATAAATGTAAACTTTACCATTGTCGTTTGATCTATCATCTGCTAAAGGAGCCCCAACGGCTAACATATCTCCGTCATCATTTAAGCTAACTGAAGAACCGTATCCAACGCCTATCTTAGGAGCACTAATCATTTGTGATAATTCATAATGCCCATTGTTTAATCTGTAAATTATAACGTAAGGATCACTATTATTAAAGTCTGCCACAGTTGCAATTACTTCTGCACTCTTACTAATACAGAATGGGTGTGCATACTGTATTAATGCTGACTTATCAAACGTACTATCATCATTAACATCTAAACTAGAATCATTTGGAATATATCCTATGTAATCTATATGAGAAGTTAATGCTGTCCAGTAAGCTATATCCCAAGCACCTGGTGTTAAATTAGTTTTTGCTTTATAAAATGCACCTAAGTATAATACAATATCATTTGTGTAATAAGTTAATGTAACATCAAATGCACCTTTAAAGTTTATGTTTTTACTTCTAGCCCACTCGTAAACTGTGCCGTCAGCATCAGTACCATGGTTAATAAAGTGTATTCTACCACTGTTAGAAGTAGATGCATTTCCTGGAGCACTTACAAACAATCTATAAAAACTATCTAGTGTACTAGACTTATGAAGTTCTATTTGAGTACCTAAATATCTATTTGATTCTCTTTGTGGGTTAGTGTAACCAAATTGGAAACTAAACAATCCTGAACCCATTTTTTCATAAACAAAATATGCACCTTCATTAGTGTATGCACTTGCTGAACCATCTGCATCTGCCTTAATTGCTGAAACTTGTTGCCAGTCTTTATTAAGTGGATTAGGATAGTTAGGTGTTCTAGCTATACCACTTACTGTTCTGTTATTATGAATATTAATTTCAATTTCGTTTTTAAATGTAGGTGATGTTACAGGCAACATAGTTGAGTCAGTAAATCTAACAACAACTAATTTACCAGTTGTTGCACTTGACATATCTGAAGCATCTAATCTTCCTGATAATCTATCAATACCTGCACTTACTCCATTTTTAATTGCAATAGTACTAGTATCACTATTAGTATGACCAAACTTAAATGTTCCTGTTCTATTTTTAACATACAATCTACAATCTAATAATTGTTCTTGTAAGTAAATAACTTCTGCTTCTGCATTAGAAAGTTGGTCTACAATAACATCTCCTATTTGTGGAATATAAGGATCACCATTATTATCAAAGTTTGTAAATGTTACATCAACGTAACCGTCCCATAAATCAAATACATTATGTCCACCTACTTGATTTGTATATGCTGTATCTATTCCTAACGTTGCTGGATCATAAACAGTACCTAAACTATTTCTAATTTTATTAACGTGCATTTTGAAGTTATCGCCATTAGTTAAAGTATCTGTCCAAGCCTTGTTACCTCTAAAGAACCAGTAAGGACTTAAATCAGGCATTCCTTGTTTATTGTAGAAACTTAAATGTCCTATCTTACCACCCATTGTTGGATCAGTAACTTGATTCAACGCATAAACATCGTCCATTGTATTGTAATAAACTTCAGGTGTTTTACTTTCGTTTTGTGTAATAATATCCTGTACTACAAACTGTGGAGTTGTAACTTCTTTAGTAGATGAAGTAAAACTAGTTAAACCAGTAATTTTCCACCAACCACCAAAGTCACTTGCTCTGTTTAAAGGATTAACTGCAACATAAGTTCCCATTGCAAGTGTTCCAAGCATAGCTGAACCACTATCACTAAACGTACCGTTAGCATCTCTAACATAAACAGTTGCTTGGTTTACGTTTGCAACATGAATATAATCTACTGTACCTAATCCTGTATCTGTTGAAAGTATATCTCCAACATTAGGAGTTCTTAATAAGTTGTCGAAGTAAAGTATTGCATCAATTTTACCTGCAATAGTTTTACTTCCATCAAACTGTGCCACACCTGGGCCGTTACTACCAAATGGTAATATTCCGTTTGGATAATTCTGTGAATACTGTTTCCAGTTTAATACAAGTGTATCACCAACTGCTGATCCTTCAAATTGAGCCACTGGTGCTCTAATTAACATATGATCAGTTGGAACGTTAAAGTTATAATTTCCTCTTATAGCATAAACAACTTCTGGATATGCTGAGCCATTCCAAGACGCTTCAGCTATTGTGGCTGTGTCATAAAAACTATCAAATGTTAATGTACCTTGTGCCGCCGATATAGGAAATAGAGCTTCCCAGAAGTTTTCTTGATAGTTTACAATATCATCTTTAGCATAACTTACGTTACCTGTAAAGTTTCCAGCAAATTTAGTTTTTAAATTACTAGCCTGTGGAGCACCTACAACTAACCACTTATCATCTCTTGATAATGCTAGTCCTGTTCCAAACTTACCATCTCCTGTGTATAAGCCTGTTGGAGCTTCAATTGTTTGTGCGTGAAGATATTGTCCTGTATCACTTGATCTACTATAAACATAAACTTTGTTTGATTCACTTGCACCAACAATTAGTGTTACGTTTCTTTCATCACAAGCAATTACTTTACCAAAGTTTGTACTTGCATCACCTGTTTCAACGTTTGAAATAACTTGATGTTGTGAGTGTGTTGGATTATTTTGTAATACTATCCAACGACTGTTACTGTCATCATCAATCCAAATGTTTTCGCCTACTTTAAGTTGATCATTAATTAATCTTGTGTTAGCATCTTCTAGTGATGCAACTCTAGATGATATAAAGTTAGTAACAAATCCAAAGTTAGCTGATTGATCTTGTGCTTCTTCTAAGTCTGGTGTTACACCATTTGCATAACAAACAATAGTTCCTAGAACACATTCTTTTACTTTATAAAACTTCTCGGCATCAGGGGCATCAATAACACCTATAATATCATTAGGAACAAATGTTGCTTGTTGACCTGCTTTTAAATTAAATGTAGTTGTACCAGCTTCAGTATCTGAACTAATAGATTTAACTTGGAAGTCTGTACGTGTGTATTTTAATACGTCCCAACTTAAAGATGCTTTACTTGTACCAGTCCATATATAATCACCAATGTTATAATCAGTTAAAGTTAATGCTAATATGTCATCATACTTTGCTACTTGCGTCTTAACATCTGCTGAATTAACATAACCAGCAGTTTGTATATAATCTGTATCTTTATACTTTGTAGGGAAAGGTTTATGATTATATCCATCTGGTTTTAAATAAGTTTCAAATGGTCTTTGTCTGTAAATTAAATCTGTTTCTTTACCTGTTATACTAGATACAAGTTCTACAGGTTGTGGACTTAATCTAAATTTAGCTTCGTCAAGTTTGTATTCAACTTCATCATAAGATTGTGCTGATCCTAATTGACCTAATCTAATTGCCCACTCTTCGTAAAACTCTACACTATCGCTTGTTGTATTTGATAATGCATCAAATAGTTTTGTTAAAGAATTCTTTGTACCTTTATCTTGAATAAATCCTTGATAGAATTTATACTGTGAAACATCATCATTAATAATGTTTTCTAAATACTGACGTTTTTGATAACCAATTAAATGCTGTGCAACTCTTTGTTGACTTTCATCAAAGTTATCTGTATCTAAATCATAGAAGTCGCCAAACTGTTTTGCTTTATAGTCTAAGTTTGCAATTAATCCTGACTGTGGTTTTTCATTTAAACGTTCCCAGAATTTAGCATCAAATACATCTGAACCTGTTACTTTTACTTTAGCAACATAATAAAATTCTTTATACTTAACTGTATCGCCTATTGCATAATCTTGCCAAGGTTCCCATTCAGTAACTTTAGCATCATCAAAAACAAATCCTGGAATATTAAATCCACCAGTCCATTTATCAGTTCTGTATCCTAATACTTTAATTCTTTCTTGTCTATATCCTGGCTCTAAATCATAAATGTAATCTTTGAATACAGTTGTGTTATCAAGTAATACAACGTGTTCAATTTGTACTAAAGGAATCTTAACAGCATAAATTCCGTCTGTTGTATTCTTTGTACTAATTTCCATATAGTTGTCGTTATCTCTATATGTGTTAATAAATGCTTTTAGTAATTTTTTACCATCTGCTTTAAACATATTGTAACCATAGAAGTTATCAAAAATGTTATCTGCTACATGGTTCTCTCTAGCAAAGCAAAGTCTGTTTGCACCAGCACTTAAAGTTATTACACTATTTGCCGCCCAGTTCTGTGTAGTCCAGAACATAAATTCTCTTGCACTTAAAGACCAATCTTCAACTTGATTAATTTCTGTATTGTATTGCTCAAATCTAAATCCTACGGATTTTAAATATCTTTCGTAACCTAATATAAAGTCAACTACTTCTTGAATAGTTCTAAACATTGTACCGTAAGCTAACTCAACCGGTTCGTCATTAATTCCTTCATTCCATTGTCTATGGAAAACTGCTGTTCTTCCACCTGTTACAGGAAGTTCTGCTAATTTTACAAATTTAGTTTGATCAAATGTGTCCTCGGCTGTATGTAAAGTTTCAGTCATATAGTATTGACCACCAAACTCTGCAATTAGTCCTGGGCTATAAGTTTCTCCACCTTTCCAAGTTACATAATCTTCAGAAGTTCCTCCAACTACTACTGTTGGATCATCTGCTAATGAAACTGGAGTAAAATATTTAAAGTATGGATTATTATAATTGTAACCTCTAACAATAAATCCTGATGGAACTTTTTCTATAATTACACCACTATATGGAACAAGGTCAATTACACTACTCTGGTTAAGGAATACTTGATAGTTTTCATCTGGAACAAATACATTACCTTCATTAAGAGGAGTTCTTGAATCAAGTAATAATTTAAATTTATTCTTATCTGTGTATCCACCAATTTTTAATCCTAATTGGTTAGTAACATTTTTTAAATCAGTTTTATATTGCGTGTAATACTTAATAGTCTTGCTATTCATGTATTCAGCAACATAGTTAACAAACCCTGAAGTCATTACTCTTGATGTATCTTCTGTTGTATTAGGAAATACTAAATCTTCAAGTCTTAATCTTTTATTAGTTGCACTATAGATAACTTCTTTTGCAGGATTACGTTTAATTCTTGCTCTATCAAATCCTAGTCCCATAATTTTAGTTGGTTGGTTTAATAACCAAGCTATCATTAATGCAAAAGGATATTCTGAACTTCTACGCCAAGCTGTTTCAGTAGGTGATTCATCACCAAACACAAATGGATTTTGTGTTCTATTACTAATATAATTTTTTGCATAGTTAGAATCTAATGGACTTATTAAATCTCCAGCATCGTTAACTGGAATATGCTTTGTAATATTTGCTCTTGCATACTTACTATTATAAGTTACAGGCTCATTAGGTATTCTATATGCACCCTTTTCTATGTCTTGCCATAGAATTTTGTTTTCACTTGTATAAGGTGCCGCACCATAAACAGTTTCCCACCAAGTTGGTTGTTCACTATATCCTAATATTTCCCAAGGATGTGAATGAGGACGGTCTGTATCATATGCTTCTTTATATACAGCTCTCCAATATCCAGCATTCTTTTTACCTGTTGGTGAATTAGTGTTGCTGTAATTAAATGTAAAGCTGTTAGTTCTTTCCCAGAAACTATAATCTGAATAGTCTGGACTTCCTAATGCATTATTCCATTCAATAAACTCAGGTAGTAATGCTTTATCTCTTGCCCATTTAGTAAATCCTGTATCTCTATTTTCTCCGCCAATGAATTCGTGTATATTGATCATTGTAGCGTCATAGTCTACTTTAATATTATTGTAAATTCTTTTTTCTAACTCTAATAATAAGTCATCTCTAAAGTCATTGTATGCAACAAATATATTTCCATCGTGTCCTTGTATAACTTTTACAGGAGATTGATAAGTTGTATCTGTAAATATCTCAGGTTTAAATTTAGGATATAAACCTAATTTAGTTGGCGTAGCTGGAATATATGAACCGTCAGTATTTTCGTATTCGTATATGTCAATAGTATCACCAACAACTTTAGTTTTTGTAATTGTTACAAAGCCACTATAATTACTTTCAAACTTATAATCTGTTCCATGAATAAGTTGTACTCCGTTTATATAAATGTTTACAGCTCTATTAGTACAAGTTGTAAGGTCAAATGCTTTGTTTAATGCATAATATTGTGTACTTGCGTTTTGTACAACGTGTGTTGATTTTTTAGGACTTAAATATCCAATCATGTCACTAAAGTAAAATGACATTTCACTGGAATTATACTTGTTAAGTTTTTCCATCACTTTATCAAAGTGAATTTTATTTTGTCCGTCGAATCCTAAAGTATCTGCTGTTTGTAAAAATAGTTTTCTAAATTTACCATATTCTTTTTTAGCATATTGTAATGCTTTGATAATGTTAGCATCTTTATTTGTTATGTGATAGTTTGCTAAATTAAAAGGTCCACTATGCTGTACAAATTTTGTACCATAAGATGCTAGTGTTCCTAAATCTCTTAAATTACCTGTTCCTGGAAAGTCACCTACAAAGTCATCACGTAATTCACAAATACTTAAAACGTGATCATTAACTTCACCTAACGTAAAAGACCCAATGTTATTATTAAGTGGGTTACGTTCTAAGTTTGATGCTAATTCATAAACACCATTTGCATTTTTCTTTGTAGCACTTTTAGTTTTAATTACAAGTATATCGTCTTTTGTTAAATCATTAGTAAAAGTAACGTATGCAATTTTATTAATTCTATTAATTGTATAGTCTGTAAGATTTTTCTTTCTTATATTGTTTACATAAACTCTTACCCATAAGTCATTAAGATCACCACTATTATTATAAACATCAATTGGAAAGTCATTGTACTTTGTATCAACAATATATTGTCTATTAACTAACTGCTTACTATCTTCATAGCCTTTAGTCCAACCAGATGTATATGTAAATGTAGTTCTATCTGTGTACTCTCTTAAAAGACCTACTTCTGTTTTTGCTGTTGTATTTGCGTAAGTAGTTTGATACGTAAATGTATCTTGCAACAAATTAAAATCAAATACAATATCGCCTGTATTTTCTAATGCTCTATATGTTAAAGGAAATCCTAATGTAGTATCATTAGCACCTGATCCTTTTTTGTAAGAGAATAATTTAGTTCCTGCAAAAGTTGAACCTGGATAAGTTGTTGCATCATTAAAGTCATTTCCACTTTGGTCATACAAATCAAACGTTGGTGCTTGGTTAACTGCTGTCTTATCTTGTCCAGCTTTCCATTTAGTTCCAGTATAGTACCATACTTTACCTTTGTAGTCTGTACCGTCTGTAATTAATACTGTTTCGTTTTCTAATGGATCTGTATCTGCTTCATCTACTAAACTAATTTGTCTTACGTTATTATGTGTAATAAATTTAACTTTAAAAATTTTACCTGCAACTCTTGTGTCAGGGTCAGCAGTAAATAGAATTCTCATTCCGTCTGCAACATCTACGCCATCAATGTTATATCCTAACGAACCTTCAATAGTTGAAAATACATCTTTAGTATATGTGTCTAATAAGTGAACATCACCTTTAGCATAAGTTCCGTAATTCCATAACTTTAGCTTTGCACCAAATTCAATAATTGGTCTTGTTGCTCTACCTGTTTGATTAACATCACTAGGTTCGTCATTAATTAATGCTGTTGTTTCTAGTACTGACTTATGGAACCATTTGTTATATCTTGCCCAAGCACTTTTACTAGTTGATGCTCTGTTCTGTACAAGGTAATCTTTGTCCGTTGCCCAGGCGTTAGCATGAGAGAACGGAGCTCTATCAAACTTTTTACTATCAAATAGTATTGCTTCACTAGTGCTTACTGTTCCTGGAACTTCAATATCTTTTTCTGCAATTAATTTAATTTCTTCACCAACACCTTCAACATACCAGTTACCTTCTGCATACTTGTCTGGTGTTACTGTACCTTTAAAATTAACTTTCATACCGTTTGACATTTCGTAACCGTTTGTCATTGAGTATGTTTTCTTACCAACTATTTCTGCTTCTACATCAATAGCTGTATTATCTAAAATATCATAAACTTGTATTAATCCACTTGCATTAATATCATTACCATTTACATAATATAATGTATCAGGTGCAAGTATATCAACTGTAAATTCAATAGTTCCTACATCTGTGCTATGTGTACTATCACTAATACCTACACTATAATTGTAATCTGGATCTAATGTTCTAGCAGTTTTAATTGACATAGGCATACCAGGAGTATTAATCTCAAACTTGTATGTCTGTCCTCTATATAATTTTAAAGTAGGGTTAGGAGTTTGTCCATCAGGTGTAAAAAGATATGATTTATTATCTAAATTGTCTACACTTGTAACTGTGTAAGTACTTGTTAATCCTTTTGCTTGTCCAACAACAGGAATACTTAAAGGTCCATTTTCTAACCAATAGTAATCTCTAAAGTTTGTAAACTTATCCCAATCAATATTAGGGTTCCAAGCATAATACTCTTGGCTAAACAATGTACTGTCGTTATCAACAGTACCGTTGAATGCTTTAATTTGATTTTTTAAATCGTTGTAGTCTTTGTAGAACGTTACGTTATCTAAATTGTCTTTAATAACAGTAGCAGGTTCTAATTGATAATTTTCTCTTTGTGTGCTTACATCACTAACGTAAGTATCTGCGGCCTTACGTGCTTTAGCAATTCTTCTACCATAGTAAGAACTGATTTTTTCTGCAACACCTGGATTTAATAATTGATCAAGTGTAGCACTTAAAAACTTTTTATTGTGTGCAGTTCTGAAATATCTTGGAAGGTGCTCGGCACTAGTCCTTACACGGCCAGTGTCGTTAGTGCCAGCCGGTAATGGATATTCGTTTTGATTATCATCATATGCCATTAATAACTACTCCCAGAGCTGTTACTTGAAGAACTTTGAACTGTTGCCGCTGTATAACTAGATCCACTTGCAACACCACTTGTTGATGCAGTTGTTCCTGTAACAATATTACCTGATGCTTTTAACTTACTTGCCGTAATAGCATCTATAATTGCTACATCATCAACTGTTGCTCCACTTACAAAAACTTCATCTGATTCAGATTTAATTTCATAAAGACTTCCAAATACTTGTGAGTCTTGTTTAGGAACAATTACAATGTTTACTAGATCAGGTGCAACTTGCGTCATAACATAAGTAGCCATCTCTGAGAAATGAAAGGTATCACCGAAATCCCAATTTTCTAAAGCAAAGTATTCGTCTATTGCCGCTATTACTCTTGCTTTAATGTCATTATCGTTAACAACCTGATCTGGATTTTTTACAATCTTAATATTAGCTTGTACTTGAGCATCAGCTTTAGATCCAAATAACACTTTATATTTTACTGGATGATAAATTACATCATCACTTATGGACTTAATTTTAGAAATTTCAGAACCATAGTTGTTAAACAAATTATCACTACTTGGTGGTAAAGGTTTAGATGTAATTGTATCATTTAAGTATTTTCTAAACTCTGTATCGTAAGTTCTTGTTAGCAAGTAAGTATCAATAATATTACTTGAACTAGGATCTATTCTGCTGTCATCGTCTGCGGCGTGTACATAATGAAATTTAAGTCCGCTTCTGCCTACGTATGCTTTGTAGTCGGTTGTCAATGATAATGTTCCTGCTGTTGAGCTATACACTTTAAATACATCTTCAACAACTAGATAAAACACTTGTCCATCTGTGTATGAGCTTAATGCTCCAACTAAACTTTCGTTTTGTTTTACTAATACTGCATTTGCGGAATTGTCCATGTATTTGTAATCATCAATTCCATCTGATGTTGTGTATTTTTTAAGGAACACATATTTTGTTAATGCGTTTGTAGTTTCGTCTACTAAAGTAACAAAAGTTTCAGGATCATCTACAACTCCATCTGAATCAGAGTCATAAAAACTTACTTCAACTTTTTTACTATCAACATATCCATCGCCATCTCTAAATTCTTTAGATACTTCCCAAGGATAATTTACTGTAAACGGACTTGTACTATCTGGTTGTGTATTAATACTTAATACATCAATTTTGTCTTTAATAATTTTTCCTGTTTTATTATCAAATATTTTACTTGTACTATCATAATAAAATCTAATTTCTTCGTTACTCTCAAATACATATCTTTGAGCTCTTGAAGTAACTGTGTATTTTTCACCATCAGTTTCAAACAATACTAACCAACTTGCATCTAAGGCTTGGTCTGTAACGTCACCTGTTTTACCTGTACTAAAATCACTTGTAATGTCTAAGTTATTTTCTGTAATCATACGCCATTGTCTTAATGCACTATCATATCTTAAACCAAATGTTTTGTAAGCAAAAATTTGATCAGTAATTTGTGATTGTACATCAGTTAATAACGTTTTACTAAACTTAGGTTTTAATTCTGAAAGAATTGCATCGGACGGAATAATATCATTTAATACAATTGGTCCTGTACCATCTGTATTGTCAGTTCTTCCATCTCCTGTAACACTTACAACTTTAACCCATTTATAACTAATTGCGTTAGAATGGTCTGCGTTTCCAGACATTAACTTATTATTGTCATTAGCCATAAAGTGTTTGCCTGTTGGAGCAGTAAATTTAATTAATGTTCCAGCTTCAATATATTTTAATCCACTACTTGTAAATGTACCTACTTGCATTTTAGTACTGTTAGAATCAACAAACGAACCTGTTGATTGATTTGTTGCAGTAGTTGAACTTGACCATTTAGCACCTAAGTCAGCAACTAACGTTTTAGGAAAGTTAGTCAAATAATAATTTAACATTTGTTTTTGACTTAGAATAGGTGTTATAGTGTTTACAATAACTCCTTGTACATCTGTTTTAGTTGTAAACGTAAATGATGTTTTTTCAGTAAATGAATCTTTATAAACAACACCATCTGCACCGTACAAGTTAGTACTTGAATATTTTCCAGTAGCATCTAGTAAATCATAGTATCTTGAAATACCACTTGATGTTCTGTTTACACTTTTTACTTTAATAATTTCTTGACTTATGCTTAATGGACTAACTTGATAGTCTTCACCAGTAACCATTCTGTTCTGTGTGTAATATGTACTTGGAGCATTAGTTCTAATACTTTCATTACTTTCAGAAATAGTTGCATTGTCAACTGTATATTTTAATTCAAAAGAAAGTGTAATATTTTCTTGGTTACCTGCTTTTGAAGTGTAAGGTATAGTAGCACTAATAGAAACTAAATCTGCAGGAACAATATTATATTGATCATTTATACTTGTTCTGTAATAAACTCTAAATTGTCCTTGCGGTAAGTTACCAAACGTACCATCACTAAAAATTAAATCTACTTTATCTTGTGTTTTACTTAATACACCAAAAATATTTCTAACACTTTTTCTTAAACTGTTATAAACAATATTGTTACCTTCAACTGCATCAACTTTTGTCCATTGTTCATCTTCAGCACCAATTGAATTTAATTTGTAAAGCCAAATGTCCGAA